CAGCTGAAAATTCAGTACCTATAATATTTACTGTACCGTAATCATTTCGTATCATATTACCACTTGTATCACCAACTCTATATGATTCATTTGATGTATTTGCGGTGTAATTAACTATAGTTATGGCAGGGTTGGTGGAACTATTATTATATACACCATGTGCATCAGTTCCACTATTAACAACAAGTGTTGTTGCGGTTATGTTCATAGGTCCATGATTATTTTGTATACCATAAGCGTTAAGACCATAACCACTCTCTATTTTAGTACCTTTAAAATCAATTCTACCACCACTAGTAGTACTATTTAGATTATAAATCATTACACCAGTTGATGCTGTTGTTCCACTTAATCTATAACTAGTATTAAAATAAGCGTTTATCCTACCTGCATTATTATTATAGATACCATGTGCTGTCGCACCAGTACCCATAACAAAAATATCACCTATAGCATTTATTGTGGTGTTATTACTAATAGCGTATATACCATGTGAACTAGTTGCAGGACCACTACCAAATGTAGTACCAGTTATATTAATTGTACCACCATTAGTAGCATATACACCAAAAGCTGTCGTACCAGTAGTTCCAGCTGAAAATTCAGTACCTATAATATTTACTGTACCAATATCATTTCGTATCATATTACCACTTGTATCACCAACTCTATATGATTGTTTTGGTTCATCAGTACTTGCTGTGAAATTAATGGTACCAGAATTACTATTATATATCCCATGTGCACTACTACCACTATTAACAACAAGTGTTGACGCGGTTATATTAATAGTACCAGTACTATTTTGTATACCATAAGCTGCGGAACCATAACCACTCTCTATTTTAGTACCTTTAAAATTTAATATGCCAGCTACTTGATTATAAATCATAATACCAGTTGATGCTGTTGTTCCACTTAATCTATAACTTTCACTAAAATAAGCATTTATTGTACCTGTAGTGTTATTATATATACCATGTGCTGTAGTACCAGTACCCATGACGAAAGTAGTTCCAGTAACATTTATTGTACCAGTAGTGGCATTATATATACCATGTGAAATATTTCCAGAACCAGCTTGTAAAGTTGTTGCGGTGATATTAACAGTTAAACCATTTGTTGTATTTAATTGAAACCCGACACCACCACCAGCAAATAAACCTTTAGTTAAATTAATATTGACACTAGATGAGGTAACTTGAAAAGTACCACCATCAGAAATCAAAGGTGATGTATATCCACTAGTATTTAAACTATTAACGGTTATACCAGTATTAATTGTTATATTTTTACCATTAGCATAAACATCATCATCAGAAGCAGGTAATGTACCACCATCCCAGTTTGCGGCAGTTGTCCACGGCCCCCCAGTACCACCTGTATAATATCTAATATTTCCCATATCTTAATATCCGCTTACACCAAATGAGGCATACATTGCTCCAGCCTCTATTATTCTATTTATAGATGTACCACTTGTGGTAACACCTGAACCATTATCGACTTTAACACCAACTGAAACCGATTGTGATGGTGGTATAACACAAGTTCCAGTTAACCCACTTAAAAACCCATAAGTATAACCACTTCTTACATCTTGTGGTAAAGGTAATGTATTTGTATATGCACTAGTTGAAAATATCGTGCTAGCACTAGTTACTGTGTTATCTTGCATAGTAAAACTTTGTGGAGCTGTTGGTGAAATCTTCAAATTATAACTATAAATAGCTGAAATACCACTTAAATTATACACATTACCAACCACATTTAATAAACCACTTTGACTAGTATTTTGAATTGCCGCTGAAACTGAACTAGAATAACAGTTACCAGTTACATTAATTATACCAGCAGTAGCACTATTTATACCAGGAAAATTAATTACTGTCCCTCCAGAAACATTACCTGAAAAAAAAATATTTCCAGTTGAACCATTGTTCACACCATAAGCACCAGAACCACCTATAGCAGTTCCTACTATAAACACATTACCAGTTGAATTATTGTTCACACCAGAACCATTAGGACCACCTCTAGTATTTCCTGTTATAAACACATTACCTGCACCATTATTACTTATACCAACACCACTAGTTCCACCACTAATAGTATCTGCAATAGCATAAATAATTCCAATATTATCATTTCTAAGACCACTATTTGTTCCTATTGAAGTTACAGAGTTACCTGAAAAATAAATAGTACCTGTACTAAGATTATACACCCCATTACCTGAATTACCAATTGTATTTCCAGTTATATAAACAGTACCACTTGAATTATTAATAAATGAATGAAAACCTCCAGAAGTTGCACCACTAAAATTACCAATTATATATAAAATATTACTAGTCATATTATTACTTAAACATGATGAGGTGCCAGCATTAATTGTTGTTGATGTTATTGTAATACTTGGTGTACCAGCACTTATTGAAAATCCACCTCCAGCAGAAATACCAGAAGCTGATAATGTATTTAAACTTTTAACATTAATATTTGAATTAATATAAACTGTTTTATTATTAGCATAAACATCATCATCAAAAACTGGTAACCCCAATGTTTCATAATCATTCCATTTAAAAGCACCAGTTGTTGCTGCTGTCCAAACCCCAGATGTACCACCTGTTATATATCTATTACCTGCCATATTTTTACGTTATATTTTTAGTTCTATATGATATTAACATTGCCGAAGTGTCAGCTGTAGTTACAATTGCAATACCTCTTGTATTATCTACTTGAACACCTATTTTAACCTCACTTGATTCAGGGACAACCATAGTGCCTATCGATTGACCAGCTATCCCATAAGTGACACCACTTCTAACATCATAATTTAATGGTAATGAATTGGTATATCCCGATGTATTTAAAATATTAGCAATTGAGCCTGTATCATATATTGTTATTGTTTGAGGTACTGATGATGATGGTTGATAAGCATAAATTCTTTCACAAATATATGGTGGTACTCCATTTGTTGAATAAGTTGCATTAAGTATAATATTTCTTGCACTAACATTTGTTGATATTAATGCTGGGTGAAAAGTACTAGCAATAACATTACCACTTATTGCATTAATACTAGCTGTTATACTTGATATAGCTGGTGCGTTTGTAATATTTGTTCCACCATATACATTACCAAAAACATTAATAGTCCCTGTGCTTTCGTTTGCAACTGTCCTAGAATTTGCTGCCGTACCACCAGATATTTCACCATAAAAATTTATCGTACCTATTGATGTGTTTCTTACCCCAGTCACCGAAATACCTGATTTAAGTGCGGTAATACCTGAAATATTTACAGTACCGTTGACACTATTCAATAAATATGTATTACTAGCACCTGTTAAATTTCCATTTACTGTTAAAGTAGCAAAAGGTGACCCAGTAAAAGCAATTATATTTCCAGTAGTAGCTGTACTACTTATAATATTTGAAGTTATTGTTGTATTACTATTTGGTGGTGTGTAAACATTTATCAATGTTGTTGGACTACCAGCTGATATAATTGTTGCTGTTATTGATATATTATTATCCAATATGTGAAAAGTACCACCAGCGGTAATAGTAGCACCACTAGCAGTATTTGATAAAATATTCACATTGAAACTAGTATCAACCCAAACATTTCTATTATTAGCATATACATCATCAACAGATGTTGGTAGTGTATTATTATTCCAAGTAGTTGCTGAGGACCATATTTGTAATGACCCAACAGTACCTGCTGATATGTATTTTATTGCCATTTATTTAGTAGTATATGATTGTAATAATGCTCCAAAATATGGTATTGTAAATAATGCGGTTCCAGTTGTGTTATCCACAGAAACACCATATGCTGTTTGTGCCGATGTTGGCACACACATAGCCCCAATATTTGAGTTGTTATTATATGTTGTACCACTTCTAACATTAGTTATTGGTGGAACAATAAATGATGATGTTGTTGCCGTTTGTGCTGATGTTATTAAATATCTACTAGTATTATCAGTAGTGGTTAAAACCATTGTTTGACCAGCATTTGATGGCCCACAAAAAACTCTATAGGCAAAAATTGGATTTATACCATTAGTTGATACTGTACCACCAGTTATAAATACTCTTGATGCCGTGTTAGTTAAAGTTATTGCTGGATATATACTACTTGAAAATGCTGTTCCTGAAACATTTACCGTAACCACTGCCGTTGAATGAATTGCTGAAGATATTGTACTACTAGTTCCAGCATAAGTATTTCCAGTTATATTAACAGTACCAGTACTATTTAAAAAAATACCGCAACGATAAGCCTCACTCCCACCATAAACATTTCCAATTACGTTAATCGATGTTATTGCCGCATTTGCGTGTATTGAACCTCTAGCCACAGCTAATGATGGTATGTTAGTTTGTGAAGTTATAACATTACCTGAAATTGTGTTTACACTATTACCATTAATATACAAATAAGTATTAACACCACCACTCATATTACCATTTATTCTTAAAGCACCAGCATTATTATTTGAAATAACGGCACCTGCTGAACTTGGGTCAGTAAGCACACCTGTTGCACTTAAATAAGTACCCATCGACCCATATATATTACCATTAAAAGTTATTGTACCAGTAGTATGATTTAATGTTAAAATTGGATTTGTTCTATATTCAGTAATACCTGTAACACTAGCTGTTATTGTTATATTTGCTGTGTTTGATGAAAATGTACCACCTTCCCGAACTAATGGTGATACTAATTTACCGTTATTTAAACTATTAACAGTGATACCTGTAGCCATATTAATACCAATTGTTTTACCATTAGCATACACGTCATCAACAGACGTTGGTAACGTTCCATCATTCCATTGAAACGTACCAGCAGCCGTTGCAGCTGTCCAAAAGCCAGCTGTTGATGTCCCTGTTATGTATTTAATGGCCATATATAATATTAATTTGAATTACTAAAATTGTTTATATAATTTGTACATTCTAACAAAGTACCATAAAATTTTTCTTCAATAACATCTGACATAACTTGTTTTGCTACTTTAACTATAACATCAGTTCCATTATCGTTAATCTGCTCATCAACAGCGATTGTTTCATTAATCCATGATGTTATACCCAATTCATATTGGTCACCATTAATATTAATTAAATTAAAAGTGTAATTTCTATTTTCCATAATATATTGTTTTTAAGGGTATGTTGAATATTGTAAACTAAGCCTATTATCCCAAGAACCATTTGCGGTCATTGTTGTTGGTGATGCACCAGAAAAACTAATACGTCTTATCGTCCAATAAGGGTCACTAGTCAAAGTACCACTTGGTGCTGAACCAGAATAATGGTATAAATTTACTGAATCCCAATCACTTAATCTTGTATAATCAGATGTAAAACCTGTGACTGAAAAACTAGAGGTTATTGGGTCAGCTGAAAAACCAATTGTTCTAGTACTTGGGTTATATGTACCACCAGTTACATTAATTGCTGAAGTAGAAGTTTGTGATATCGCATAACCGCCACCACCAGTTGGTGTTACAGTAATAACACCAACACCACTAACCCCAGTAATAGGTAAGTTATTATAAGTAGTCGCTGATATTGTATTTGCAGTTATCCCACCTGTAAATATGGTTCCACCAGTTACTGTACCACCAGTGAAGTTACTTGTAGTTTGACCACTAACAATTCTACCAGTATTATCTACACCTAAACTAGATGCAAATGTGCCAGATTGTAAAGAACTAATATTTATTGTATTAGCTGTTAAGCCATTTGTAAATATAGTTGCACCTGTTACTGTACCCCCAGTAAATGAACCACCACCAGTGGCTGTTATACCAGTTACATTAAATGTACCACCTGTATTGTTTGTGAATATAATTGTTGATACTGATGCAGAATATGTACCACCTGTTACTCTTATATCAGTGGGTAAATTAGTATAATTTGTTGCAGTAATTGTTGTTGCTGATATTGTACCAGACCTTAATGTTGTTACACCAGATATTGTTGTTGCCGTAACTACACTTAAAAATGTGTTACCAGTTACTGTTATTTGAGCAAATGTTGATGGGTCAGGTACATTACCACCAGCCCAGTTAGTAGCTACAACACCATTTAATTGACTACCATCACCATAATATGTTGTTGCTGATATTGTTGTTGCTGATAAACCAGCTTGAAATGTTGCAAAACCACTTACTGTACCACCAGTCCAATCACCAGCTTGTACACCAGTTAAACCTGCTCCACTACCATAAAATGTTGATGCTGTTAAATTACCGATAACACGAGAGTTATCGTTGGATATAAACCCATTCTTTATGTTAAATTCATTGCTCATAATAATTACTTTCCCTATCCAGTAACGTTATTTAATAATAAATATAACTTAAAACATAAATTAATAAATATTGTAATAATTATTAATATTATTTTCTATATTTACTCTATTTGTTGTTTGATTACTTGAATACAATACTAATTCGGTATAATATCCCTTCCATTGCCTACCACTAAGATTCCTATCTGTAGATAATGAATTAAACCTACCGCTTGAAGCTGTATGTATCATGCTTAATAGCGCCAAATTAGTTGTTTTATTTGTTATTGTAAAATTTGTTAATATACTATTTATGTAATTATTTCCATTCTTAACATACGTTGCAGCGTATGCATTAGCTAACCATTGGTTTGTATCACCATGATAATCATAATTAATTGTGTCACCTAAAATATAACAATTAAATTGCCCAGCGGTAAATAAAGGTTTAACAACAGAAAACACACTACCAATAGTACTAACTCTAGTAGTTAAATTTAAAACATTTGCGGTTGCGCCTGTACTAAAAAATAATGAAGGTTTATTACCTGATTTATCAATAATCCCAGAATTAACTATTCTAGGTTGATTAGCTGTTGTTGTTTGTATTAAATGATTATCATTACCACTTTGGTCATACCATTTACTAACAAAACCACTAGAAGAACCAACAAAATTTTCTAATGAATAATCATTTAATGTGTAAATATCTTTTTGTGTGTTATCAGAAGAACGCCTAACAGTTATTAAAGGTCCAGTATAATTATTGTTTAATCTTCTTAAAGAAAAAGCAACTAAAGCGTTCGGGAAAGTTTGTAAAAGAAACGCAGGTGTTGGCCCTATTGTTAAATTATTTACAATTGTTTTTGCTGAAAATGTAATACCCATATTATATTGCTCTTACTATAGTTTTTATGGTTCCTGTATTTGTAGTTGATGACAAATATAAATTAATATAATTATTAGCAGTATTTGCAGAAAAAGTAAATACTGAAGTGTTACCAATATCATTTGTTGATGTTTCACTAAATTGAACCGTGCTACCACTTTGAATTATCATAATGTTTCCAGCTCTAGCACCACCACTATATTTAACTGAATAATCAACAAATACTGAATCGTAAGAAATACCATTATTATTGTAATATGTTGGAACTGAAACAATATTCATCAAACTAGAAGCGGTTATTGTCATTCCAGATGTTGTATTATATGATGGATAAGCATAATTACCCATTGTAACAACATCACCTGAAAATACTTGAAATATAGCATGGCTATTTACATCAACAACATTAAATATATCTGCTGTTATTTCATCATTAACTTGTAATAAACTACCAACTGAACCACTAACTTGTAAAATAGGTGATGTTGTACCAGTACCAATAAATCTACCCCTTTCAAAATAAGCTGTATTGCTTAGCGTACCAGTTATATTACTACCAAAAACCATAGTACCAAAACCCAAAGCAGTTGACCCACTACCATGAACAAAAGATGTGTTACCACTAGCAACTGAATAATAACCGCTAGCATAAGAATAAGCACCAGCAGCTGTTGTATACCCACCTTCTGAATGTGAACCAAAACCACTAGCTGTTGTTGAATCACCTTCAGCGTGTGATATAGCACCACTAGCTATTGTATTTTGACCCTCACTATGTGAAATAACACCACTGGCTATAGCCCCAACACCTTCAGCATGTGAAAATTCATTACTAGCAGTTGAACCATTACCTTCAGCGTGTGAATAAGACCCGATTGCAACACCAAGACCTTCAGCGTGTGAATAAGACCCGATTGCAACACCAATACCTTCAGCATGTGAATAATCACCAACTGCATTACCATTGCTTTCAGCATGCGAACCAGTACCGCCACTAGTTGTAGAAATTATTCTAACTATTGAAGACCCCAAACCACTTAAATTACCGCCAGAAAACGAAATTGTCGTACCACTAACACCCGTTGATAACTGAGTGTATGTTGTTGCTCCTGTAATTTTTAATTTGTATATTACATTATTAAAATCAACAACTAAACCGTCAGTATTAATAATAAACTGATTCCTGTAATCATACCCCCTTATTATTAATTTATTTGAAGAAGTAAAAGCAGTATATTCTGGCCATATATATTGAAAACCAGCTACAGAATAATACCCTTTTGCTGTTGAACCTGTCCCTATAGCAATAGAATTAAACCCTTCAGCATGTGAATAAGCCCCATAAGCATAAGTTTGATACCCCTCAACATGTGAATAATCCCCATACGCGTATGTTTGATAACCTTCAGCATGTGATGTAATCCCACTAGCTATTGTTGTGTTACCTTCAGCATGTGAATATTGACCACTAGCTATTGTGTTATAACCAAAAGATATTGCATAATCAGCTGTTGCGTTATTAGCACTACCATTTGCTGTTTTTAATGAATATGTACCACTAGAACCTGTTGTTATATAATTTGGATATGGTAAATTTAAATAATTAACCGCATTTATAGTTGTTGCTGAAATTGTAGATGCTGTTGTACCATCTAATATTGTTACACCACTAACATTTAATGTGTTAGCAGATAAACCACCAGTATATATAGTTGCACCAGTAACTGTACCACCAGTGAAATTAGAACCTGTTGTACCTGTAAATGAAACAGTATAATTACCATTAGAACCAGTTATACTGATATTTGAACCAGCTGTTAACCCACTTATAGGTAAGTTCTGATATGTTGTAGCAGATATTGTATTTGCCGTTAATCCACTAGTAAAGTTAGTAGCACCAGTAACTGTACCACCAGTGAAATTAGAACCTGTGGTCCCTGTAAATGAAATAGCATAGCTACCATTAGCACCAGTTATACTGATATTTGAACCACCAGTTAAAGCACTTATAGGTAAGTTTTGGTATGTTGTTGCGGATATTGTGTTTGATGTTAAAGCACTTAATGTTGCATTTCCAATAACATTAAAATCACCATTTATTGTTAAACCAGTAAATTGATTAATTGTTTGACTATAATCAGATTGGTCATTATTTTGTTTTATTGTTAATGTATTGTTTGAATACGTAAAACCAGTTACATATGTATCACTAGAAGTTGGTATTGTCGTATAAGAAAAACTATAACTAGCATTACCTTCACTTAACATTGTAATACTTCTAGTAAGAACTGAAGTATTTGTTGCATAAACTTTTACGACTAATCTATCTGTATTGTTTAAACTAGTACCACTAAAAAAAGTATCAGTAACATACATTGTCGGTGATGTACCAACAACTATTATTGGGTCAGATGTTAATAACAATGTTTCAGCACCACCTGTTGTTCTTTTATAGAATTCGCAATATAAATTAAATGTTGCGCTACTATTGTTAGTATAAGCATTAACATAAAAAGATGTTATCCCAGCTGGTAATTCACTAACATTAGGTAAATTACTTGGTGTCATAAAACCACCTATATACGCAGTTTGACTTGCGCCAGTACTAACAGTTATTGATTGTTGACCAACTGAAGTTGCACTGGTTGAAAACTCATAATATGGGCCTTGTGTGTTTGAAATATTAAAATAATATAATTGACCTCCACCGCCACCACCTTTAGATATACCAGTTAAATTACTTCCGTTACCATAATAAGTTGTAGCTGTTAAACCATTTGTAACATTTAAACCACCATTTATTGTACCACCACTTGTATCTAATTTGTTGTTTAAATTTAATTGTAAATCTACAATTTCACTTATTGGATGTGTGTGACCACTATTTAACAATGATAAACTATCACCAGATAATATTATTTGTTTAGATGAACCACTTAAACCAGCCATCCAATAACCACTAGTTTCATTCCACAATAAAGTTGCTGTTGTTGCCGAATTTCTAAGAATTTCAATACCACTATTTATAGGGTATGGAACTGTATTACCAGTAGCGTTTGAATTTAAAGTTATTATATTATCTTTAACATTTAACGTATCCGTATTAATTGTCGTTGCAGTACCCAATATTGTCACATTACCAGTCACTAATACATTACCACTAACTGTACCACCACTTTTATCAAATTTATTGTTTAATTCTGATTGTAAGTTGTCTACATTGCTAATTTGTATATTAGATATATTAGAACCATTACCATATATAGTTGTAGCTGTTAACCCACCATTAACTGTTAATCCAGTAACAACGTTAAATGTTGCTGGGAATGTTTGTCCTGAATTATCATAAACAATAAAAGTGTTTGATGAGTATGTAAACCCAGTTACTTTTACATCTAAAGGTAGATTATTATAGTTTGTTGCTGTTATTGTTGTCGCACTTATCGTATTACCACTTAAACCATTATTAAAAATGGTAGGATGGTTAACATTACCACCTGTAAATGATATTGTATAATTACCATTTAAACCAGATATATCAATATTTGACCCAGAAGTTAAACCGCTAACTGGTAAGTTTTGATATGTTGTCGCTGATATTGTATTAGCTGTTAATGTATTTAATATTGTACTTCCAGTAACAATTAATGTACTAGCTGTTATAACACCTTGAAATAAAGTATTTCCAGTTACTGTACCACCAGTATATTTTACACCAGATAAATTACTACCATCACCATAATATGTTGTCGCACTAATTGTTTGTGCATTAATATTATTACTGTTTATCGTATTAGATGTTAGTGTTAAAGCGGTAATCGAATCACTATTTAAACTTATTGTGGAAATAGTTGTTGCAGAAATATTACTAGAAGACAATAAACCATTTATTGTTAATCCAGTCATTGTGTTAATAAATGCACCAGTACTGAAATTATCGTTTCTAGTAATTATTATTTGATTGTTTGTGAATGAAACACCAGTAACATATGTATCAGCTGTATATTTGCTTAAATTTACTGTATACGCACTTAATGTGTCGTTTCTATCAAAATATATTGTGTTACCAATTAATGTGGCACCTGTGGTATAATAATCAGTAAAACCAGTAACTACTATATTTGTATTATCTACTTTAGTTAAAGTTAATACATCTGTATTGTTATTAAAAGTACCACCAGTAATTGTCTTTTGGCTAATAATGTCAAATAAATTAGTACCACCACTATAATATGTTGAAGCGTTAATAGTATTTGCGGTTAAATTATCATTTGTATATAAATTACCATCAAAATTTATAACACCGTCACCTAAAAATATTGTTGTATTATAATCACAAGAAACAACATTATTCGTAAAAACAGCAGTACATGCGGATACGGTTGGTGCACCACCAGTTAGTGATAACGGTTCAATTATGAACGTTTGATTAATATCTGATGAATTAGAATAATATGCCATTATGAAGTTGTACTACCTATTAATTTAAATGCACCTTCAGTATAAAAACTTTTGTACACTCTTATGTTTATAATATCATTTGCGTATATCATTATTGGAGAAGTTAATATTAAACCATCAAACACAACAACCCCATTTATAGATATAACTATCCTATTTAAATTTTCTACGTCAACTAATTGAGTAAAATTAGCATCATATTGTGCTGTATATGTAAAAGAAGCTTCAGCTCTTGGTTTAAAAACAAAACTATAAGTTACCACAGCACCCCTTATAATAGGGTCAAATATAACATCAGTATAAAGTTTTCTCTCATCAATTTCTGTTGATATAACACTTCTATTTATTGTTGGGACAATTTCATAATCTTCCTCATCCAATAAATAACCTAATAATTTCATTTCAAAAAGTTGAACATAAAAACGTCTGTTTTCAAAGTCCTCAACATTACTTTCATCACCTATTGTTTCCAAATGCAAAGGCATTGGGTGACCATTTACATTTAAATAGCATTGTCTTGATTGGAATGCTCTTTGAATAATTCTATTAAACTTATTTAAATCTTTCATTTTATTTGTAAATAATCTAACCTCATACATTAAATCCACAGATGTTGGTTGTGGAACCTTGTACAAATCAACACCCCTTCTAACACCATCAAATGTTGGGACTTTCATATAGGTATAGGTTCTATTACCTGGTATATTCCATAAACCTGCTTGATTTTGACCTTGTTGTATATCTGGTTTTCTAACTACTGTGATAAATGGTAAAGTAATGTTTTTATATTTATCAGAAAATTGCCATGTTTTGGTAAATTCTGTCCATCTTTGTATTGTTAAAAATATTACTGGAACCTTTTCACCGTCAATTGTTAATAAAAAACCATCTTTAGAACCAACAAAGTCAATAAAACTTTGGTCCATATCTTCTTCCAGAACACCTCTTGGTAAGAATGTCCCATTATCAGCGATATCGTCAAGGATTTCTTGTCTACGCTCTGGACCAATCTTATGGTTTACGATGTCAATATTTGTTCTATATCCCTTAGGCATTGCCATAATTAAAAATTTATAAACCTCTAAATTCAGAAGCATCTACACTAGCACAAACAATTGTTCTAAACGCCCCTTTATATCCCATTATAGTATGTTTGTTATCGTAATTTTTGATACCATCATTAACAACACTAAAATATCTTATTTCAGTTTCTGTAACTGGGTACCCAATATAATCACCATAACTTATTTCAGAATCTAATTCAGATAATTGCATATCATATATACCAAACGTGAATTGACCATCCTGAATGTATCTCAAACTACCAACACCAGAGTTATATGCTTTATTTTCTGGTTCAGCCATTATTGGAATAACTTTCAGCTCAACAGGTGGATAATATTTTATACCATCTTTTGAAGCTTCACCATACACATTGTCAAACTCACTCAACTCTCTATTTACTCGATAAAGGATAATTGTGAAATTACCGTCACCCTCAATAGCTTCACGACCCATCTCAATTTCTAAACGAAAATCATCTTCAGAAAAAAATTTATTTATGCGTGTAATTGGTGTTATTTTTTTGTTTTCCATTCTTTTTATTTTATAAATATTTGTAAATTCATTAATATGCCATATAGTCTTGATTTTTATAAAAAAAATGAGTATATTTAATCATAACAAAATATAAATAGAGTATGTTTTGATAAATTTAAATGATATTAAAGGAAGGTCAGCAATTTCATTATTGGAGAAATATGAAGGTGTTAACCCTTATTTACTAAGATTAAGAAACCAATACAATAAAAATAATAAACTTGTTTTAACTGAAAACCAAGTAAGTTATATTATTGATAATTACAATACTGAGCCACAATTTTTAAATAAAATTGTTAGTATAACACCTTATTTGGGTGAAGAATTAAAAAAAAATGAAGAATTATCATTCACACCAGAAAAAGTGTTAATAGAATTTATGTTAGCTGAAACTGATAAATCATTTCACGTTTACGGTAAACTAACAACGAAACAAAAAGAATCAAAAATGTATTGGTTACCAAAAACACAAGTTAATGATGACCCATATTTTGAAGAAATTGAGGTAGATGTTGATTTTGATAAATATAATAATGTGTTGGCCAAATATGGTAAGAAATTATACAAACACCAAGAAGAAGGTATTAAGTTCTTATTGTCAAGAAATGGTTGTATATTATCTGACGATATGGGGCTTGGTAAAAGTATCCAATCAATCATTGCGGCATTAGAAAGTGGTGCTGAAAAAATATTAATCGTATGCCCGTCATCAACAAAAATAAATTGGGAACGGGAAATAAATGTTTTTTGCGACCAAACAACAATCATCGATGGTAAGAAATGGGATGAATCTAAATTCACTATAATTAATTTTGATATCCTTAAAAACTTCCATTCTTTAGAGCCAACAAAAAAACCAAAACCAAACGAACCTAAAAAAGAATTAATCAGAAACATGGTTAATGCAAAGTTTGATTTGTGTATTGTTGATGAAGCTCATAACCTAAAAAACAACGACAGTATTAGAGGTAAGATTATGGTTGAGTTATGTGTTAAAAATAAAATACCAAAAGTTTGGCTTTTAACTGGTACACCAGTAGCTAACAGACCAATGGACTTCTTCAATTTGTTAAAGCTAATTAAGTCCCCAATTGCAAATAATTGGAAACACTTTGCTGTTAGATATTGTGAAGGTAAAAAGTTCTTTAAAACGCTTAAAAATGGACAAAAAAGACAAATTTGGTTAACAGATGGTGCAAGTAATTTAGATGAGTTATCTAATAAGACCAGAAACATATTACTTAGACGTTTGAAAACAGATGTTTTGGATATGCCAGATAAAGTTGTCACACCAACTTATCATAAATTAAACACAAAAGGTTGGGTAAAATATTATGATTTGTGGGAAGATTATTTATTAAAAAGGGAAATTGAAGGTAAGAAAAATGGTAATCTGCAAAAAGATTTGGTTGAACTTATTTTATTAAGACAATTCATCGCAATGGAAGCAATACCACACACTATTGAAATGGTTGAAAATGCTATTGAAACTGGTAAAAAAGTTATTGTCTTTACATCTTTTACTGAAGAGTTGGAAGCGATTTATTCTCATTTTAATAAAATAGCTGTTAAACACAATGGCCCGATGTCAACAACAAGAAAACAAGAATCTGTTGATGATTTTCAAAATAATGATAAAATTAAAGTTTTTGTGGGTAACTTAAAATCTGCTGGTGTGGGTATTACGTTAACTGAAGCAACTGTTGTTATATTTAATTCCTTTGATTGGGTTCCAGGTATGAACGAACAGGCAGAAGATAGAGCATATCGTATTGGACAAAAAAATGATGTGAATATTTATTATCAGTTATTTGAAAATACAATATCAACAAGAATGTGGGAAACGTTAAAATATAAAAAAGATGTTATTTCCACAATAGTTGGTGATGAAATAAAAACTGAAGATGAAATTATAACAGCATTAATAAATAATTTAATAGAATAATTATGGTAACAGTATACACAATTAAAGATTGTCCTTATTGCAGTGAATTAAAAGGATTGTTAAAAGAAAATGAAATAGAATTTAACGAAATAGATATCTACGATGAAAACTATAAAGAAGAAGTAGATAAAGTAATGGAAATATCAAAAGCTGACCAAGTTCCAATTGTAAGAGTTGGCGCTCAGTTACTAGTTCCCGATGTTTCTTTTCAATCAATAAATGAGTGTTTAGAAATAACAAAGAGATTTTTAGGATAATTCTTTTTTTATTGATATTTATATATAAAAGATTATTATGGCAGTGGATTCAGAATCTCGTGATAAATTATTTAGACAATTTAGACATTCAGTAGGTGCACCTATTCGTCAGATTGAATTAACTGATGAACAACTTTGTACTTTGTTAGAAATCTCAATAGAAGATTACGCACAATATGTGCAAGAATGGCTTATTGAACATCAATGGCAATCTCTATTAGGTCATAATATTGATACGATTGATATGGCCTTTGCTCTAAGTGTTAGAAGCTTTGACTTCATGACACAATACACTTACGCTTACTCAAAACAAGTTGGTCTACAAATAAATGGACCATGGGAACTTAAAAAAGATTATGTTGAATTAGAAGCTGGAAGACAAGTATATCAAATACCAGCAAATAGAGAAATAAATGAAGTTTTATGGATAACACCCCCAGCAACTAGCCAAGCATTATTAGCTAACTATGGCGGTATTGATTATGGTTTTGGTGGTGGTTTTTCACAAGTAGGTGGTGGTGTTGGTACTGGTGGTCCTAACGGAAGAATGGGTTATTATATTGCACCAGCATTTGATATCTTATTAACAGCTGCTGATATGAACCTTAAAAACAGGATTGTTAGAAGTGAATTGGTTTATAAAGTAACTGCTGGGCCAAACGGTACTAAATTGTTACATTTATTGAGTACACCTGGTTCTAAACTTTCATTTGGACAAGGTATTGGCGGTGTTGGTAGTAGCATTAACATTGCTGGTTGTCAAGTATGGTACCATTATTATGAAACAACACCAGAAAATCTAGATGCTTGTAAAACAGATAATCCAGACATCATTAAAATGCCAAACCAAGTACCGCTATCTAAATTAGATTATGCTGATTTTAACGAACCAACAAAAACATTAATACGTCAATTGTTTATCGCTGAAGCTAAAAGAGCTTTAGGTAGAACAAGAGGTAAATTTGGTGGTATTGTTGGACCGCCTGAAGCTGAAAGAACAATGGATTATGAAACACTTATCTCTGAAGGTAATGAAGAGAAAAAAGCTGTTCTGGAAAGATTAGACGCAAGATTAGAGCGTTTATCTAGTACAAAACAGCTTGAAAGAGGTGCTAGTGAGGCTGAAAATTTAAATAAACAATTAACTTACAGACCATTAGGGTTCTGGGTTTACTAAAAACCCCATTCATCCTCTTCTTCTTTTTCTTCTTCGATTAATTCCGTTGATTGTTCTTCAATGATATAGTCATCTGGCATTTCAGCGAATGTATCGTCAAATTCATCATCTAAGAATAATTCTTCATCTTTTCTGATGATATTACCATCTTCATCTTCTTCTAAACCATCTTCGTCTTCATCACCGTTTTCACTGTATACTTTTTTCTTTTTCTCTACAGTTTCTGGTTTGAATTCGTTTATTGTTTTGATAATAGTTTTAGATATTTTTTCTTTGTCTATAATTTTTTTAGACATTAAATCATTTTGTGTTTTACCAGTCAATACTTCCATTTCTGACAAATACATTAACCATTGCTCATATCTATCATCATCTTTTTCAGTGTTGGATAACTTATAATATTTATCTCTCTCGATAGCATCTTTTTCGTATTTAAACAAATCTGTTATTGGACATAATTTTTCACCCCATTTTTTAGAAACAAAGTAAGAGTCTTCACTTATGTCACATGTTAATTTAATTTCTAATGGTAAATTTTCGTTTTCAAAATCATAAACCTCTAATCGTTTAAATATTTCATCTAATCTTTCTTTTTCATGAGCAATACCCTCTGCCTTTTCGATTTCCATTCTTTCACGATAATCATCTCTTAACGCATACCATGTTTCTTCATCCATGTTATTTGGAATCTTATTAACTTTATCCCAGAATTTAATCTCCTTATCTTCCATTGTCATAAGTTCCGCATATGAATCTTGGTCAGTTTCTTTAAATGGTTTACCAGAAACAAGTTCACAATCTTTCTTTGTGAAAAAATTACGCTCTTTTAATACTTCATATGTTTTTTTGGTTGCTTTGTCTTTTACTTTTACAATCGTTAACAATATGTTATCTCTTATTTCAGGTGAAAAACAAACCAATAATGGTTTTACTTTTTTATTAAACGCATCCAAATATCTAGCAACATTATATTCATCAGTATACAATTGAGAATCAATATCATTAATTCTTTTCTTAATATCTGCGATTTCATCCTCTTTCATTTCATCAGACTTATCTAACGCTTTTTTCATCATTTCGTGTTCTTTGATTAATTCAAAATCACGTTCAACGATATCTGGATTGATTAACTTACAATTTAATTCAACCACTTTATTTGGCGCTGGGTATTCACCGTGTTGTTTAAAATATTCTTCCCTTTCTTTTTTGGTCATTTTATTTTTATCAACAGTTTTTAAATCACCATGTGATTTTGATGTACCTATATTGATATAATACAACACATCCCCTAAAGTAATATCTAAATTATTTCTTATTGCTAATTCCATATGCGCTTGTTTTGGCATTGGATTACCAGCTTTATTTTTCATTTTAGATTTCTTCAAATAGTCTTGTACATTTGATTTAATCTTAGCCTTTGATGCTATTTTAACCAATGGGATTTGATAATTATATATTTTATCAACGTATTCATAATAAAACTTAATAAATGAATACCCATCACCATCTAATAACATCCTAATACCCTTACCTAAAAATTCTTCAATATAAACCGACATTTTTTTAGATTTCACAGAGTTACCAACTAATTTAATTTTACCGCCAATATCATTTGCATAGTTTTTTCTGGCAAAGTTAATTGTTGAGTTACAGATATCATCAATATCAAGACCCATTCTGCCTTCCATGTAGTTTTCATTAAATTCGGCTAATACAGCATCTAACCCAACTAATTCTTTACCACCATCATTTTCAGTTTTCCAGTGATTACCTTTTGCTAAATATTTAATATCATCGATATTATCTGGAAATGCAAAGTTAAAACCATCGGTATCACCAACTAGTGCTCTAAAACCATGTTTTTCTGTGAAGTGCTTAACCATCAACCTTAAATATTGACGACCACGACATGTTGTTTCTTCAGCTGAATCCGTGTCACCCCAATTAAAGATATAAGGTGCACCATATGAACCAAACCATGAGTTTGCTAATATCTTCAAAGGTAATTGTTTTTTATCATATAAATTAGCTAATGCTTTATGTTCTGATATTTCTTTTTTTATTTTTTCGATTTCCTCTTTTGATAATGAGTCTTTATTCTCTTCAAGATATGATTGTAACTTTTTTGCTTTTTTCTTTTCAGAACCTGTTAAGAATTTAAACTTATCCCTTGTATCAACAACATATGTAAGCATACCTTCCATAACCCCAGATATATCCAAATCTGGGAATATATCGTGTGTTAGCTGTGTTTTAGGGTATAGTGCAGCAAAGTCTAATTTAACAACGTTTTTTGCGTAACCTACTTCTAATAACCTAGAAAGACCACCAGTAAATTCTCTTTTTTTCTGTGTTTCTGGTATGGCCAAACCATTTTCATATGACCATGCGGCCATGATTAATTTCCATTGACCAGCTGTACCCATTGTAGATGAACGCATAAATGATGTTGGTAACATTTTTGAAATCAAGAAACTTGCCTGATTATATATGTTATCAATTTGTTCTGTTTCCCATAAGTCATCACATAGATACCTTTGTACAATAAAGGCACCTGTTTTAATAACATATCCTTCTTTTAACGGGGTTTTGGTTGTTATCTTATACCAATCACCATTTGATTCATTAAAAGCGTATTGATTGACTTTATCAGCCCATGTTGAATTGATTTTATCACCTGGAACATAGACCCTGTTTGGTTTTGCTATTTCAGAATACTTGGTAATGTATTTCAAACCCCAACCTTTAATTTCTGAGTTAATAGCCATTGCTCGTCTAACAGCATGTGACACATCAAGAATGTTATACCCAAACATATGTGTTTGATTATACGATTCAGTTTCACCACCTAATTTTAATGTTGATGGCTTTCTTTTTATTTTTGATGCCATATGCAATGTCCTTGCGACACTCGTTATTGACATTGATAATCTTTCGGCTCTTTCAAATATAAAAGGCCAGTCAAAGTTTTCAGAGTTATAACCAGTTATAATGTCTGGTTTAATTTCATCGATTATTTTAAAGAAATTACTAATATTTTTACGTTCAGCGTTTCTTCTTTCATACCCGTCTTCACCAATTGTTTCGAGCACACCCTCAAAACCTTTGTTATCCCTAACACCTATTTGGAATATTGCATTTTTGCTAGCAAATAATCCTTCTGTTTCCAAGTCAAACTGGAATCTATGCAAATCATCATAATCTTCAAACCCTTTAAATAATCTTTTACCTGTTTGAATCATAAATTGTTCAGTTGGGCTGAACATAACAAATAATTTAGAAAAATCTGCATGGAAAATATCGATACCACCCTCTTTAAAGAAATATATTAAATCATTATATGATTTTGTGCATGTTGCCAAAAACTTATAACCATTTTCCATTCTATCTGGTGTATAACCATCTTCATTTGATGTTGTTAATTTTTTTAACTTAACACCGTATTTAGTTTGTTGTTGGATTATTTTTTGTCTACTACCACCATATAACAATGTTGTAACCTCTTCTTTAAACCATAAGAATGGCTTATAATAAGCTGTTTCTAATCTTTTTTCTGAATCTGGTTCATTAATAATTAAAGTTACTTCTGGTTTATCGTAGTAAGATTCTATTGCAACTATGTACATTTGAGGGTCAGTACCCTGTAAGAAAGATTCAATCCTTTCATTACTAACTTTACTTTTAGGCATATTAATTTTTTTATACAAATATACGTTGCATATTATTTTTTAACAATAAAATTGGGATATATTTTTTTAACTTTGTATATATACAAAGTTACATTTTTATTTTTTAAGTTGCAACTATTTTTTAATTGAACCCTCCAAAATGTTAATAAATAGTTCTTCTTGTATTGGGACTAATAGCGTCCCTGAACCGTCTAAGAAAACAATTTCAAATTGCCCGACATATCTACCAGCAACTGATGTATCTTTTGTTGTGAATTGATAAGTAATATAAAATTCTGGACCAACACAACTATCTGGTTGTACTTGCTCGATAGAAGTTATTTTTTTTGATATCCTTCTAACACCTGTAATAACATCAGCCATGCTAAAATATATATTAGCATTTTGTATCTTTTCGTGAAACTTATAAAAGTCATTTCTACCATCCTGTATTAACTCTAATTTTAACACAGGAAGCGTAGAATCTTTATTTATGTTGAACTCCATATCTGTTAATAATTAAAATATTGAACCAGTTAAACGTAACCAACCACCATTTGAATAATAATATAAAAAGCCATTATTAACTATTATATTACCCTCGTTACCACTACTACTAGATTGTGTTGGTGCGTTGCCACCAATAAATGTTAAACTGGTTGAACCTGTAAATGATATAGTTTGATTACCATTATTTCCGCTTATACTAATATTTGACCCAGCTGTTAACCCACTTATAGGTAAATTTTGATAAGTAGTAGCTGATACTGTGGTTGCTGATAGACCACTTATAAAATTTGTAGAACCACTAACAGTACCACCACTAAATGATGAACCACTTAAAACAAATGTTTTAACTGAGCTAAGAACAACATTTTTAGTGACACCACTATCCATTATAAGAAATAATTCAGTACCTGTTAATCCAGAATCAGAACTAAATTGAGAAATTGTTTTATTTGCCATGTCTTTTTTATTTATAAATATATCTTATGGGATTAAAATAGGGTTTCCGTCTTCAGAAATTATAACATTTCCATCTTCATCAGTAAGAACCGATGGATTTATTGGTTGTGGGCTATATTTTCCTGAATCATTATTGTAATTTTCTACAATATTGTAATAGTTTAAGTCACAAATATTAAATTTGAATTGAGATATACCACCTATAAATGTTCCAGCAAAATTTTCTTGTATTGGTAACCCCCTATCATTTAAATCTAAACCACCAAATGTTTGACTTTCAACTAAACCTTGACTACCACCACCTAAACTAAAATTAAATGGTACACCTATTTGTTTATCTTTATATTCGTTTAATCTTCTTGCGATAAATTCATCAAAATCATTAACAACGTGTTTTAATTTTGCGTTAACATAAAACAATAATTTTCCTTTTCTAGGTTTTGAAATTTTCAAATCACAATCATCTTTATAATCAGTTACAAATTTAACAACAACATAAGACCATTCATTAGGTTTAACCATACCAGAAAGAGAATAATTCTCTTCAATTGTTGCACCGCTAACATATGTTCTGTTGCCATCACTATTTGTCACACAACTACCAGTAACTGTTAATAATCTATAACCAATACTACCATCATCTTTTATTCTAAAACCAATTGCGTTGTCAATGATATCTAAATTATAATCTATTCGGTCTAAAGGTTCAGTAAATCCACTAAAACTACAAACAGTATCTTTTGCAAGACCATCATTTGGTCCAGTGCATCTATAATATAAACAAGAACCATTACCACCACGACCATAAATTAAAAATGGGTTTTGGAAATTCACTTTTTCTTTTGCTGTTGTAACAACTACAATACCACCACCACTATATGTATATACATTTTTTGTACCTAAACCATCATGATTTCTTTTACAAGCTGAACAACCACGACTACATGAACATGATGTACTACCAGAATTAGGGTTTGGTGTATCTGAATAAACATATGGGTCATAATCTGATAAAGCAATATTAAACCCATCTTCAGATATAACAAAATCACCATTTTCATCAGTTAAGAAAGAAACACCTTCTCTACCAAATGCTTGATAACCAGTATCACATGCTCTACCATAAATCAAAAATGGATTTGTAACTAAATCAATCTCAACTTGTGGTGGGTCTAATGGTATCAAAACATTATAGTCACCAATTATCGATACTTCATTTTCTTTTGGTATTGTACACCATTCACTAACAGTTTCACCACTAGTACAATATGTTGTGGTACAAGCACTCGTACAACCAGTATCAGCACCATACCATATATCCCAAAATTTGTTTTCAGCTCTTGTACCCATATAAAAGAAAAATCCTTTATTATTTGGGTATTCATCATTTAATGTTGTTGCGGTATAACCAGAACAAACATCACTTGGTTTTAACCAAAATTCTGCTGACCATGATTGATTAACTCTTGTTGGTAATACTTCATAATCATAACCATCTATTTTATAATATCCTTGATAAAAACCACCACATAATTGAGCATATGAACCAGAAACATCCGAAACCAAATCAATTGGGTAAATAAAATCTCCAGTGGTGCCAGTAACTCTATTCATAACCATTCTAGTATCACCAGATGTTATAAAAAGAGTTGAACCAGTCAAAGCATTAACTAATGCTTGATTTGTTAAATCTGAAGGGTCTTTCTCAAAAGTTATTAACCCATTATCAATACCCGTTAAACCTATTGTGTCAAATGTATAACCAGTATTTGTGGCACCAGTCCAATGTACTAAACTGTATATCGTATCAGTATTACTATTTTCGTAAATATTTGGGTTATTAAAGTCATACCAAACAACAAAACAATCACCACTTGTTATAATATCAGTATTTGGCGAACCTTTATCGTTTGCTAAGAAGAAATCCCAATAATCACTATGTGATAATCTTAAATCAATTCTTCTAAATTCATAATTTTTAATATTACCCATTATTAAAAGCTTTCTAAATTAGTTCGTTTCCAACCATTTACTGTTTTTACATATAAATAATCATCATCTCTAGTTATATTACCAACATTACCATTTGTATCACTTGACGATATTGGTGTGTATTCTGGTATTGTTAGTGAATTTGGTTTTAAATCGTTATTTGTAACCCAATCACCATTTTCATCAGTTATAAAATCTGCTGATAAATCAACACCTTTTGCGTGTAAAACTCTAATACCACCATCAATAGCAGTTTGTTGTGTTCCGTTGTAGTTTAAATCGATATTATTATCTTCAGCTAATATTGTTTGTGTTTCGATACCATTATTAATTGTTGAACCACTAGACAATTCTTTTACAGCCTCAACTAATAAAGGTATTATACCGTCAATATGTAAACCTTTATATTTATTTTCATCATTATTATTTGTAAAAACAAGAAGTGGTTCCACTTGTTCAACTTGCTGTGCGATAAAACCTAACCTAACAGCGTCACCACCAGCATTTCTATCTTTCCATTGATAAGTAACGCCTTGTAAGCTTTTAACTTTATCTAAAGCACCAGTTAAATGGTTAATATTTTCTTTAAGTCTTTCATCTGATGTATTAGTTGTTAAATTACCGCTTGCATCAATTCTAATATCATTAGCAAAAGCTGTTGATAAGACACGACTTACATTCAAATAATCAACATATGTTGTGTTATCTGTTATACCAGTTATATTAGCACCCAAAACTATTGTGTTTACACCACCAGCTGTACTACCACTACCATGAACAAAAGATGTGTTACCACTAGCAACTGATAGATAACCACCAGCATGTGAATCACTACCTAAAGCTGTTGTGTTTTGACCCTCAGCGTGTGAATTATTACCATATGCAGTTGTTTCAAAACCCTCAGAGTGTGAAGCAGTACCAAAAGCATACGTAGAAGCCCCTTCAGCATGAGAGCCATTACCAACAGCTCTTGTTGGGTATGTACCACTAGTTGAATACCCTCCTTCAGCATGCGAATAATTTCCACTTGCAATTGTTGCCCAACCTTCACTATGTGAATAATTACCACTAGATGTTGTACCACTACCTTCAGAGTGTGAAGCGGTACCAATAGCCGTTGTATTAGTTCCTTCAGAATGTGACGTGTTACCACTAGCCCTAGTACCACTACCTTCAGCGTGTGAATGAGTACCTTTAGCGTAGGTAACATTGCCCTCAGCATGTGATGACAACCCTTCAGCTATGGTATAAGCCCCTTCAGCGTGTGATTGAGCACCAATAGCGGTTGTAGTACCCCCTTCAGCGTGTGAAGAAGCACCATTAGCTGTTGTTTGTAACCCCTCAGCATGTGAAAAATTACCATAAGCACTTGTATTGTATCCTTCAGAAACTGAAAAATTACCATTAGCGTAACCAATACTATTTGCTAGTACCACAGCATTACTACCTGTACCAGCTGTCCAAAGTGATGAACCAGCCACACCAGCTGCCCAATAACCTTTACCTTCAGAATCAGCACATGTCCAAACATAACCAATTGTAGGGTTATTTGTTATTATTAAATCTTGTGTTCTTGTAAACCCTGAAACATCTACCCATATTGTTCTACCAGTAAAATCTGTTGTTTCTGCTGATAATATGTATAAAGTAGGTGTGTTAACAGTACCACTATAAGCACCACCACCTAAATCATAAATTGCAAGACATGTAACATCAAAACTAACACCACTATAATTTAAAGCAACAACATTACCATCAATTGTAGTTGTTGTATTAGCTGTAAATACTGGCCCAGTGTTTTGTGTTACACCAGAATTTGATGGTGTTATAGCACTTAAAGAAGAAGCACCTAATTGCATTACATTGTCATACCATGTATAAACAGTTGTTGTACTATTACCAGAAAAAGTACTGACATAATTATTATATGTTTGTGTTATAGCACTAGTTTCTAAATTTGCACCACTTGGAAGTTGGTCAAATGGTAGCCCAAATATGGTTCCACCAGATAAATAAGTGAAAGTTTCAAGGTGTTGTTTTATTTGTCTATTACTTGAATAGTCTAATTTTGTTCTAAAAGCCATCTTTTATTATTTTTATTATAAATATTCTATGTTTTCAATATATTTATAATAAAAAAGAATTTATGGCAATATTGACAAAAAAAGAATTGACTGAACTTGCTGGTGGTGATATCTATTCTAGTGGGGGTGACAGAAATGCTACTTGGGATAGTGAAATTGAAACTGGCCCAGTTGATAAACCATTTAATGATTATTCTAATTATAAAAAAGGTTTTCCAACAACTGGTGATAAAGTTTTTAGTAGATACAGACAAAATATCCCATGGTTTGCTGTTTATTCATTTGGTGGTAACAGAAGTGGATTACCATTAACTGGATTATACGAAGATGATTCTTCAGATTTAAAAACTGTGAAAACAAAAAGAGAGTTGGAAGAAGAAGTAATGGAAGTTTTGGTTAAAAAAGGAAAGAATTCGGATATTAATGAAAAAAACTATAATCCTAAATTTTCTAAGTTAATGGATAGTTTATCAGAAATGGATTTAAACGATTCACAAATTGATGAAATAATGAGAGCTATTTCTAACAAACACGAAAATAAAACAAAAAATATATAATGAACAGTAATATAAAAGATAAACAAATTAAAACATCGGATGGTGACATAAAAAAACACCAAGCCTATGCTATGGAGTTATCTAGATTAAAAGAAGCACAAAAAACATGTGTTGAGAGTAAAAACTGTTTTGAGTATAATAGGTTAGGTGGTGATTCAAGAATGAATGAAGTTAAAACGTTAGTTGATAACACAAGAAAAGTTGATGAACTTAGAAGAAAAACACAAAAAGATACAAACCCAAACAATACGTATCAAAAAGAAAAAGACCCAACAGAAGTAGGTGTGCCAAATCTCTCTAGAGATGCAAACCATAATGGGGGTGAAAAACATAAAAAAATAAACACAAAATCGTCACTTAGTGAAGGTTTAGATAAAGAAATATCTGAAATAAGATATTTAATAGAATATATGAATAATAACAAAAAACAAAACTTATAAACTATGCCACAGATTTATAACGGTGGGCAATCACCACTTGAATATTACGCGCTTAATGGTAATCCTTTGTATCCTGGTTCTGGTAGAATCGCAAATATCGGTCAAACAAAAATCGGTACTGGTAAATACGCTTTCCAAGGTCCATACAAAAACCCTGTTATTACAAATAACCCTAGTGATGCATATGGTGCAATGCATACAAACGCAATTGCTGATACTTTATCACCATACAATGGTAGAGGTACTGGTGACGGTGTTTCACAAGGTGTTTATGCTGCAATAACTAATTATAATGGGGGTAACACTGAAGACATCAATGGGGCGATATCTCAACCAGGTTCAGGACGTAACCCACAAATAATTGTAAATGCTGCGACATGGGGATATGGACCATCAGTTATTGCTGGTTCTGATTATGAACACCCAGACACTTCAGCTAATGTTGGTCAAGTAATAATTTAATAAAATTTTTTTATGAAACTTTACAATATATACGAACAAATTATATTTGAAGAGATTAATAACGCTAAAACTGTTCTAACTGAAAGTGTTTCAGAAGAATCAGTAATAGAAGCTATTAATGGTAAATATAATGTGAATATATTGTATCGAGATTATAAAAAAAAGCCACCTAGTAAACGTTATATACAAGTATATAATTTTAGTATTACTAAAGGTGGTAATAAGGCAATAAGAGCGTATCAAATATTTGGTGGGTCCAAAACAACACCAAAAACTGGTGCTTGGAAAATATTTAGGCTCGATAGGATAGAAGGGTGGTACCCTACAAACGTTAAATGGTACAATCCAGTTTCCGATTATAGTGTTGATATACCATCATATAATCAAACTGGTGATAAATCGATGGCAACCGTTATTGATTTAGTAAAGCCAGATACATTTACCAGACAAAGAAGTGATATTAGTCAAAAACCGAATAATAATTTATAAAAATAATAAAGTATGGAAACCCCAGCTCCAGTAAATTTAAGCGCATTAAGTGCTATTTTAGCAAAGTCAAAACAAGTTATGAATGTTGTTGAGAATAAAAACCCTATTAATACAAATTCAAAACCAGACTATAGTGAATCTAATGACTCATACCCATCAGAAATGTATAATGATTATGACGAAAGAGAACCAATTTATGAAAATTATCAACCAAGTCAAGCTACTTATACACCGTCTGAAATCACTGATTATACCGATGAGCAAGTTATGAATTCAAATTTGCCACCAATGGTTAAAGAAGCTATGATAAAAAACAAAATACCTAGATTAACTAGTCCACCATCTAGATTTACAGCTGAAGAAATATCAAAAATAACTGGTGCACCATTAAAACAACCTAAACAAGAACAACCTAAACAAATGATAAGAGAAACCGCCAGAAATAATTCAGATTTGATTACATTAAGTCGAACAGAATTACAAGAAATGATTAATGAATCAATAAATAATTTCTTTAAACAAACATACGATAAAACTTTAACTGAACAAACAATAAAAAAGACAATAAACATGTTAATAAAAGAAGGTAAGTTAGCAGTTAAGAAAAAAACAATATAAAAATAAAGGGGGTAACCCCTTTTTTTATTTACAATTATTTTCTTGTAATTATATTTATTTCACTAATAAAAAGTAAAAAATATAATTTATGAAAAAATTAAAGGTTTTAGTTGTACCTAGCGACCGTACTGGTGTAGGTTATTTTCGTTCTACCAGACCACACATTGCATTAGAAGAGAATTATCCAGATGAATTCCATATCGATATTGATTATGAACCACAAGTTTATAATGATGAATGGGTTAAACAATATGACATAATCCATTATCACAGAGCATTAGGTCCTTTTGAGGAAACTAAAAATTTAATTAATAGATTAAAATCATTGGGTGTAATCACAATTATGGATTTAGATGATTATTGGTCACCAGGAAAACACCACCCAGCTTATCTAATTATTAAAAACAATAAGTTAGATGAAAAAATCTTAGATAACATTAAATGTGCAGAAAATGTAACAACAACTACTAGTATTTTTGCTGATGAAATAGCTAAGTACAATAAAAATGTTTATGTCTTACCAAATGCTATTGACCCTAACGAAAAACAATTTGTTCATAACCCAGAACCTTCTGATAGAATAAGAATCGGATGGCTTGGTGGTTCATCACACTTAAAAGACTTAGAAATACTTAAAGGTTTAGTATCTAAATTAAGAGCAGATGGTTTAATGGATAAAATACAATTCGTTCTTTGTGGTTTTGATACCAGAGGTACGCATACAGAAATTGACCAAAATACTGGTGAACAAAGAGTTAGACAAATACAACCAATGGAAAGTGTTTGGTATCAATATGAAAGAATATTTACTGATGATTATAAAATTGTTAGCCCAGAGTATAAAGAATACTTAATGAAATTTACTCAAGAAGAATATCCAGACATTAAAAATGAAGCATATAGAAGAGTTTGGACTAAACCAATTTCAACATACGCTTCAAATTACAATTTATTTGATATATCATTGGCACCAATTGAGGAAAACATATTTAATAAAGTTAAAAGTCAGTTAAAAGTGATTGAAGCTGGTTTCCATAAAAAAGTTATCATTGCACAAAATTTTGGACCGTATAAAATTGATTTGAAAAATGCATTTATTAAAGGTGGTGATTTTGATGAAACAGCTAATGGTGTTTTAATCGATAGCGTTAAAAACCATAAAGATTGGTACACAAGTATCAAAAAATTAGTTAACAACCCAGAAATGATTAAAGTGTTGCAAAACAATTTAAATGAAACAATTAAAAATTTATATTCTATTGATAAGGTGACTGAAGATAGAAGAAATTTATATCATGAATTAGTTAAAAATAAAATTAGTTAAAATGGAAAACAAAGAAAAATTAAAAATAGTATTTGATTTTATTGCTGATTATCTTTCAGAATCAAATACTGATGGAAAAAACAATAATACTGTTGTCGAACATAAATCTGAAGTTGAAAATGACAAAGTTGTTTTGGATGAAGAAAAGAAAAAAGAGGTTAATCGAATTCTTAATATAATGAAATCAGCTGAGAAAATTGAAAAAACTTCAAAAATAAGTAAAGGTAGTATTGTTGTACCTCCTGAAGAAAGAGATAGTGAGGAAACTGATGAAACAAAAGTAAGTGTTTTATTATAAAAAATTGCCTGAAATCGTTGCTTTATTTTTATTTAAGTTGTAAGTTTGCGAAAATAACATTAATTAAAAATAAGTAAAACATGGCAATCGACCAGAAAAAAATTCTTTCAAATACTAAGAAGTATTTTGAAACGGCTAACAAACATGGATTTATGACTGATTCACTTATGGAATTTTTAGGTGAAGATTTCATTAAGGCTCCAGCATCCACAATGTTGGATATGTATAACGCTTTTGAAGGTGGTTTAATCGAACATTTGTTAAGGGTAGCTTTTTATGCTGTTAAGTTCAATGAAGCTTTACCAGAAGATGAAAAAGTTGAGCAATCTTCTTTATTAAAAGTTTGTTTATTACACCAAATTGGTAAAGCAAATCTGTATAACCCATGTGAATCAGAGTGGCATAGAAAAAATCAAGGTAAAATGTATGAATACAATAACAACTTGGTTTCAATGAGAGTTAGTGAACGTAGTTTATATTATGCCATGAGTCATGGTATTACTTTTACTGAAGAAGAATACTCTGCTATTATTATGTTTGACAAAAGCGATGATAAGATGGCTGAATACCATAATTCAGTTTTGGGTGAGTTACTTAAAATGGGTAATAATTTTGCGATTAAACACGAGAAAAACAAAAACGATGAGTAATTTATCCAATAAAGACACGGAATACATTAGAATGCGAATTCTAGATGTTGCTGACCCTAATAGTGGTTATACACAAGAAGATTTTGATAAAGAGTTTAGTAGAGATAGTTTTTTCGCTGAAGAAACTGATACAAAAATAAAAATCAATTTTGTTAATAAATCAACAAACCAAGACCCAGAATATGCGACATCTGGCTCATCTGGTTTTGATTTAAGGGCTAATTTAGATGAACCTATGACATTGAATCCACATGGTGGTTTTGCTATGGTGCCAACTGGTTTATTTTTTGAAATTCCTGATAACTTTGAAATACAAGTAAGACCTAGAAGTGGTTTGGCGGCTAAAAACCAAGTAACTGTTTTGAACTCACCTGGTACGGTGGATTCTGATTATAGAGGTGAAATCAAAGTTATATTAATTAATCATGGCTCAAGTGAATTTGTAATTAACCATGGTGATAGAATAGCACAAGCAGTTGTTTCTTTTGTATATGCTAAGAACAACATTACGTTAAATAAAATTAAAGAAATAAACAATGATACTGAAAGAGGGGACGGTGGCTTTGGAAGCACTGGCAAAAATTAAAAAATACAAAATGATTCAAAAATACGATTTTAACGATATATTGATTGAGCCAGCAGTTATTTCTGAAATTGGTAGTCGAAAAGATATAAATCCTTTTTATGAGGATGGTAACCTACCTTTGATTACCGCACCTATGGACACAGTCGTTGATATGCTCAACAAAGATGTTTTTGAAGAACTAAAAATCAATCTATGTTTACCTAGAGGTGAAGAAATATTTGGTGGTTTTACATCTTATTCTTTAGATGAAATATATAGTTATACCAAAATGAAAACACTATATCCAGAAGGTAAATATCTTATTGATGTTGCTAATGGGCATATGGAAAAAATGGTTGAAGCTATTAAATTTGTTAAGAAAACTTTTCCAAATATAACGCTAATGGTTGGTAATATTGCAAACCCAGAAACATATGCTGTTTTATCTGAAGCTGGAGCTGATTATATTAGAGTTGGTATTGGGAATGGTGGTGGTTGTTCGACTACCGTTCATACTGGAGTTGGGTTTCCCATGGCATCATTAATTGAAGAATGTTATACTATTTCATGTGGTTTAGATAACCCAGCAAAAATTGTTGCTGATGGTGGTATGCAAAATTACAGTGATATCATCAAAGCATTAGCATTAGGTGCTGATTATGTTATGGTCGGTAGTTTATTTAATAAAGGTTTAGAATCATGTGGTGACAATTATTTATGGGGTAAAATTAAAGTAGACCAAAAAATAGCTAAAATGGCTTACAACCTTAAGATACCTGTGTATAAGAAATTCAGAGGTATGAGTACTAAAGAAGTCCAGAAAAAATGGGGTAAAGAAACTTTAACTACTTCTGAAGGTGTTATAAGATATAGAAAAGTTGGATATACTATACCACAATGGGTTGAAAATTTTGAAGCTTATCTAAGGTCATCAATGAGCTATTCAAATGCTAAAAATTTAGAAGAATTTATAGGTAGACCTAAAATAATTAAAATAACAGATAACGCATATAATCGATTCAAAAAATGATAAAAGAAGATTTTATATCAATAGTAGAATCACACTCTAAATTTGCAAATATATTTGATGGTAGATTTGTAAAAATAGAAGAAAATAAATTCAAATGGGAAATACCAGCAGTTGAAACTTATAATCAATATATCATAATTAATGATGATTGTGTTGAAATTGTTAAAGAATTTTTTAATGAAAACGAAAAAACAAAGTTAACCTTTGATGAAATAATAAAAAAATTTAATCTTATAAAATGATTTCAGTAGTATATTGCACGAGAAACTCAAATCCAGAACATAAAGAACATTTGATTAAAAGTTCTGGTTTACATAAACATTTGGAAGTTATTGAAATAATAAATAATGGTGAAGATTTAACAAAATCTTACAACAAAGGTTTAAAAAAATCTAAAAATGATATAGTTATCTTTTGTCATGATGACATAATTATTGAGACCAAAAATTGGGGTCAAAAATTAATTAAATTATTTGAAAGAAATCAAGAGTATGGTGTAATAGGTGTTGCTGGAACTAAAAATATGCCAGTTAGCGGCCAATGGTGGGAAGATAGGTCAAAAATGTATGGTCGAGTAGCCCACACACATGAAGGTAAAACTTGGTTGTCTACATATTCAGATGATTTAGGTCAAAACATTGAAGAAGCTGTAATTGTTGATGGTTTGTTTTTTGCTATTGATAAAACAAAAATTAAAACAAAATTTAATGAATCAGTAAAAGGTTTTCATTTTTATGAGATAACTTTTTGTTTTGAAAACTTTTTAAAAGGTGTTAAAATAGGTGTTACAACAATGATTAGAGTTAACCACATGTCAATTGGTATGACCAATGAGCAATGGGAAACAAATAGAGCTGAGTTTGCTGAAAAATTTAAAGAAAATTTACCAGTAAATATAAAAAGGACTTTAAGAAAGGGTGAAAAATTAAATATATTAATTGGCTGTTTAAGTTTTGCTAATTATACTGGTTCTGAAATGTATGTTTTTGAATTAGCAAAAAATTTAGTTAAATTCGGTCATAATGTTAGCGTTTGTTCTAATATAGGTGAACCATTGGCTAAAAAAGCTAAAAATTTAGGGATTAAACTATATACGCTAAATGAGCCACCTGGTTTTAAATTAGGTGACGGTAAATGGTTATTAAAAACTGAGCAAGGTGATATAGTATCCCAAGAAAATACTTTATATAAACTTTCTGACACAAAATTTGATTTAATACACTTAAACCATAAACCAGTTACTGAACATTTACTTAGATTATATCCAGATGTACCTGTAATATGTTCTATACATTCGGAGGTTATTAGTTTAGAAGAACCTGTTATATCTGAACAGATAAAAAAATATATTGCGATAAGACCAGAGATAAAAAAACATATTATAGAAAACCATAACATCTCAGAAGATAAAATCGAGATAATATATAACCCTATTGATGAAAACAAGTTCAAACCAAAAAATAATGTTAAAAACAATAAAAAAGTTATTTTATTTGTTGGTACTATAGATTATTTGAGAAAAAACACTATATATGATTTAGTACAAAAAACAAAAAACGATAATGAAGAATTATGGTTAGTTGGTAAAAATAATGATAATTATCTTAATGACATTATAGAAAACCAACCACATGTTAAATATTTTGGTGCTACTTATAATGTCGAAGAATATATAAACAAATGTGATGAAACGGCTGGTATTTTATTAGGTAGAACAACAATAGAAGGTTGGTTGTGTGGTAAAAAAGGTTGGATTTATGATGTTGATGAGCAAGGTAATATAAATAGCAAAAAACTACATGAAATACCAAAAGACGTTGATAAATTTAAAAGCACAAATGTTGTTAATAAAATAATAGATACATATATGTTAGTTTTAAATTAATTAGAATGATAGACCTAAAAAAACATTTTGAAAAAGTATATGTTATAAACTTAGATAGAAGACCAGATAGGTATGATGAGTTTATAACTGAATTGGTTAAACATAAGATAGATGTTGTAGAACGTTTTTCTGCTATTGATGGTAATGGTTTTATTGATAAAAATGAAAAACTATTAGCTGGTGAGTTAGGTGTGTTAATGTCACATCTAGAAATAATAAAAAAATGTAAAGAAGAAAAGGTTAAAAACGTTTTAATATTAGAAGATGATGTATGTTTTACTGATGAAATAAATAATCTAGATGAATACATGAGTAACACACCAAACGATTGGGATTTTATATATTTTGGTGGTAATCATAAATATGGACAACCACCACAATTAATTAACGATAAAATAATAAAATTAAATTATACAGTTGCTTTACAATGTGTGGCAATAAATAATAGTGTTTTTGATGTTATTGAGATTATTTTATCAAAAATGGAAAAACAAGTCGATGCTTATTATGCTGAGTTACATAATCGATTTAGTGCTTACGGGTTTTATCCAAATATGGCAAAACAAAAACTTGGTTTTAGCGATATACAAAATAGAATGGTTGATTACACTAATTTTTTTACTGATTAATGGAAAAATATAAAAACCAGTTAATAATTTTTTCTAAAAATAGAGCATGTCAGTTAAATCTTTTATTGGATTCCATTAAAAATAATGCACCGTTATTATTTGATAACATAAATGTTTTGTATAAATCTGATGAAGAATATATTTCTGGTTATGAAAAATTAATTTTAGAATACCCATCAATTAACTTCTATAAAGAGAATAATTTTAGAAGAGATTTATTTAAACTTATAGATGATGATATAGAAGCTACTACGTTTATGGTAGATGACGCTGTTGTTTATGATAAAATAATGGCTAGAAAAATAGACATAATTAAACCAGTAGTTAACGATTTTGTTATTTTCTCGTTAAGATTAGGTGAAAATTGTGTTTACTCGCACCCAGCTAATTTACATTATAACTTAGGTGAGCATGAAGTTAATGGTGAATATATTATATTTGATTATACAAAACAACAAGCTGGAGATTTTAATTACCCACTTTCAACTGACGGACATATTTACAATACTAAATTCATAAAAGATTTATTAATAGAAACAGACTTTAATAACCCTAATACGCTAGAAGCTTTTTTACAAAGATTTGTTGTTTTAAATTTAATACCAAAAATTATAAAATGTTTTAAGTCTTCAAAATTAGTTAGTATTCCAGTTAATTTGGTTAATGATACTTTTAAAAATAGACATGGTCTAGAATTTGGGATATCAGAAAAAGAATTAAACGATAAATTTATATCTGGCGAGAAAATAGATTTGCAAACTATTGATTTTTCAAATATAAATGGTCCACATAAAGAAATAGAATATGTCTTTAAAAAATATTAAAATAGTTGATATAAATTTTGCCCATGCAAAATATACAACCGATTACCAAGAATCAAAGTACATTGAATGGAATCGTGATAGCAATATTAATGAAGAAGAATTGGTCTTTATTACAGATAACTCTATGCTTAGTAATGCTAAGATAAACAATTCAAATAAGATAGCTATGTTGATGGAGCCAAGAGCTATGAATCCATATATCTATGATTGGGTTTTAAATAATCACAATGATTTCAAAAAAGTTTTAACATATGATAAAAAAATATTAGAAAATTGTAGTAACGCTATGTTCTACCCACATTGTGGTTGTTGGATAAAAGAAGAGGACCAAATAATTTATGATAAATCTAAATTATTATCAATCATAGCATCAGATAAAAGACAAACAGAAGGTCATAGATTAAGACACATTAGCATTAATGTTTTAAAAGAAAATAGTGTTAATTTAGATGTATTTGGTAGAGGATATCAACCCGTTGATTACAAACTTGAATGTTTAAGAGATTATTCGTTTTCTTTAGTTATTGAAAACAGTCGTAACGATTATTATTTTACTGAAAAACTTATTGATTCATTTATTACAGGCACGGTGCCAATATATTGGGGTTGCCCTTCTATTGGTGATTTTTTTAATTTAGATGGTATGATAATTTTTGAAGATGTAGAAGATTTACTTATTAAAATAAAAGATTTATCTTTAGAAAAATATATGACCATGCTCCCAGCGATTAAAGAAAATTTTGAAAAATCAAAAGAATTTTTAATAGCTGAAGATTGGATTTATAACAACACTAAAATATTTAAATAATGGATTTTACTTTCGGTATAATTACAAGTGGTGATAATGAACCTATGATTAATGAAATCATAGATTCAATCGAATACGAAAATATACCAAATTATGAAATAATAATTGTAGGTGATTCAAACATAAGTAGAAAAAATACAAGAGTTCTCATTTTTAATGAGAATATAAAACCAATGTGGATTACAGCAAAAAAAAATTTAATTACACATGAAGCTAAATTTGAAAACATTGTTTATTTTCATGATTATATTAAATTAAATGAAGGTTGGTATGAGGGTCAATTAACGGCTGGCAACGATTTTAAAATTAGAATGGATAAAATCATTAATTTAAATGGTGAACGTTTCAGGGATTGGTGTATCTGGCCACATAACCATAATAAAATGGATAATTTTATTGAAAGAGAATGTTTAATCCCATATAATATTACACATTTATCTAAATATATGTATATTTCTGGTGCTTATTGGATTGCTAAAAAAGAAGTCATGTTAGAATACCCACTAAATGAAGAATTAATATGGGGTCAAGGCGAGGATGTGTTATGGTCAAAACAAGTTAGACTTAAACATGATTTTAATATGAATACTAATTCAAGTGTTAAAATAATAAAACCAAACAAAGATAGAGTTTTTAATGAAACTAGTGATGATAAAATAGAAATTTTAAATGATAAAAACTTATGGTTAGATTGATAATTTTTGATTTAGATGGGGTGTTAGTTGATGCTAAAGAAATCCATTATGAATCTTTAAACAAAGCGTTAAAACAAATTGGTGATGAATATGTTATCACTAGAGAAGAACATTTAACTAAATATGATGGGTTAACTACTAAAACAAAATTAAATTTATTAACTGTTGATAAAGGATTATCAGTTTCTTTACATGAAAAAATATGGGCTTTAAAACAAGAATTAACCTTTGACGTAATAAAAGAAAATTTAATCGAAGATAAAAGATTAAAAAAAGTTTTAAAGTTACTTAAAGAAGATGGTTATAAAATTTATGTTGCATCAAATTCTATTAGAGAATCAATAAAATTAATGTTATATAAAACTGGTTTAATTGAATATATTGACGAATATTTTGGTAATGAAGACGTAAAAAATTCAAAACCAAACCCAGAAATTTATTTAAAAGCTATGGTTCATGCTGGCGTTAAACCAAGTGAAACAGTTGTTGTTGAAGATAGTTTTCACGGTAGGCAATCAGCATTAGATTCTGGAGCTTATTTATGTGCTGTAGAAACACCAAACGATGTTACATATGATAAATTAAATAATTTAATTGAAAATTTAACACAGACAGTTAAAATAAAACATAAATGGGAATCAGACGATTTTAATATCTTGATACCAATGGCTGGTGCTGGCTCTAGATTTAGCAATGCTGGTTATACTTTTCCAAAACCATTGATTGAGGTTGAAAATAAACCCATGATTCAAGTTGTTGTTGAAAATCTTAACATTAAAGCTAAATTCATCTATATTGTTCAAAAAGAACATTATGAAAAATATAATTTAAAATATTTACTTAATCTAATAACACCCGATTGCGAAATTATCCAAGTTAATGGTGTCACTGAAGGTGCTGCGTGTACAACACTTTTAGCTAAACAATATATTAATGATGATAAACACTTGTTGATTGCTAATTCAGACCAATTTATTGAATGGGATAGCAATAGTTTTTATTATTCAATGACCAACGATAATTTAGATGGTGGTATATTAACATTTAAAGCAACACACCCTAAATGGTCTTTTGCTAAATTAGATGAAAATGGTTTTATCTCTGAAATTGCTGAAAAGAAACCTATTAGTGATGTTGCAACAGTTGGTGTATATTATTGGAACAAAGGTTCAGATTATATTAAATATGCTGAACAAATGATTAAAAAAAATATTAGAGTTAATAACGAATTTTATGTTGCACCAGTTTACAACGAAGCAATTTTAGATGGTTTTAAATTTAAACCGTATAACATTGAAAAAATGTGGGGTTTAGGCACACCAGAAGATTTAAAAAATTATTTAGAACGTTTTATTGATTAACATGAAAATTTGTATTGTGTTTTATGGGTCTTTAGGTGATTCATCAAATTTAAACAATTTTAATAAAATTTAAGATTTATGTGATAAAAATAACAAATAAAATAAACTATAGTAAATACTCACATGAAGTGTTGCTAAATGTTAAAACTTTATATGACAATTCTAAATAATTATAACAATAAATAAACAAACAAATAAATATGAATAAAATTGAATTTATTAAAGAAAACTTTAAAGATTTTTATATCGATAAAGGACCAGAAAATGGTATATTACAAGGTACAAAATATGCTGGATGCGCAACACATTGTAGAGCGTGTTTAAATACACTAGTAAGAATGGTAAAACCTAATAGCATATTAGAAATTGGGTCATATCATTATGATAGTACTATATCGATGTCTAACGGTATGGACACTTATTTAACACCAGAAGAAGGTTTAATTCACACTTTTGATATTAAAAAAGGTGGTTATGACGGATTAGGTTTGACGAATCATTTAGCAAGTAGAATTAAACCAATGTATTGGTATCCTTATAAAACTGATTATGATGAATGGAAATTAACTGACGAAGGTATTGTTTTTAAAGATTTTTTAAACTACACCAACGAAGAATTATTTGAGATTAACCATAATATATTAGAAAGTATAGCACCAAAATTTGGTTACGATTTAATATTTATTGATGGCGACCATTCATATGAAGGCGCTAAAAAAGACTGGGAACATGCGTTAAAGTTTTCACATAAAGAAACGTTAATTGTTATTGATAATATTTGGGATATTAGATTAAAAGAAGTTAGACGTTTTTATGATGATATAACAACAAACAAATGGGATTTTGAAGAATGGAACGATGCTAACAGGACTATGGTTCAAGATACTGGTATTTTATTAACTTATTAAAATGACAATAACAAATTTAAACAAATTTTTTAAAGGTTGGTTTGTTGGTAATTTTGAACCAACATTAAACATAACTGAAGATTTTGAAGTTGCTGTTAAAAGATACAAAGCTGGTGATTATGAAGAAAAACACCACCATAAAATAGCAAGTGAAATAACTGTAATTGTTGAAGGTGAAGTTGAAATGAATGGAATAAAATATACAAAAGATGATATTATAACCATTCAACCAAATGAATCAACCGATTTTAAATGCATAACAGATGTTATAACAGTTGTTGTAAAAACTCCATCTGTAAATAACGATAAATATATAGATTAAATTATGAAAACAGAAGAAGAAATTTTAGAATTCGTATTAAACGCTGGTTCAGATAGTACAGAAGTATTTGGTGGCCGTTTTAAAGGTGGGTACGAATTACAACAATGTCCTGAAGAAATTACAGATTTCTTAACGAAGTATCAAGAAACACCAATTAATAATTTTTTAGAAATAGGTGTGGCCGCTGGTGGCAACACTAGAATTTTTACTGATTTTTTAAAAATTAAAGATGTGTACATTATGGATTTAGACGTACACCCATCGATTAACTATGAAGGTAACCCAAACGCTAGAGATAACAATTTTACCAATTTAAAAAACTCTGGTGAATTAAAAAGTTTTTTTGGTGATAGCCATTCAGAAGAGGCTAGGAAATGGTTAGAAGGGTTAAATATTAAGTTTCAAATGGTTTTTATTGATGGGGACCACACTGAAGAAGGTATTAAATTAGATACTGAATTAGTTTTACCCTTTTTAGATGATAATGCATATGTTATTTATCATGACACAGTTATTAATGTTGGTTCTGATGAATTTGATAGAAAATTAAAAAATGGTTTAATTAAAGAGTTAACACATGAAAAAGATTTTATTAGTCAAACTATTTACAAAAAAGGTATTTCTGTTTATCGTTATGTTAAAGGATAAGATAATAGTGTATATTCATGTAGCAACCATTGGTAATTACCAACAAGTAGTTAATGAAATATTCGATTCGTTAAATAAATCTAATTTAATTAATTTGGCTGATTTAATAAATGTGTGTGTAGTTGGTGATGGTGAATTAACAATCCCTAAAAACTTTAACATTAAAACTAATAAAATTTCAGACGTTAATTTTGGTGAGTTTTACACTTTAAAACAAATTGAAAACTATTCTAAAAAAACTATGAGTAATGATAAGATTTTGTATATTCACACAAAAGGTGTTACATCACCTAATAATGAATGTATAAATGATTGGCGTAAATATATGTTATATTTTAATGTTGAACAACACGAACAAGCCATCAAACAACTAGAATTTTATGATACATATGGTGTTGACTTAGTAACAGAACCAACAAAACATTATTCTGGTAATTTTTGGTGGTCTAACTCTAACCATATTAAGAAATTACCGTCAATTGATGACATATCTAAACCTAACTCTAAAGCTATATTAACTGTTAGACACAATGCTGAATTTTGGTTAATGATGGTAGATGGTAACAATAAATCAGCGCATAATTCAAATATAAACGTCTATGAAAGACACTTACATAGATACGAAAAAAATAAATATATTAATGAGAACATTTAACCATATAAAAGACAGACATTTCCCAGAAGGTTACCCAAATGTAATGCAAACAGCAATAGATGATTTAGTTGATTGGTTTTTAAATAAAATTGGTGAAAGATTTGATTTGCAAGAAATAAAAACTATTTTAGATATTGGTTCACTAAATGGTATTGAAAGTGTTAAATTTACTGAAAAATTAATTAATTGTAATGTACATACTTTTGAACCAAACCCAGAATCGTACAATAATGTTTTAATTAGTACTGAAGGTATTGATAATATTAAAGTGCATAATCTTGCTGCATCTGATTTTAAAGGTAAATCAGATTTTTATATCACATATGATAATATGGGTGGTTCATCATTATTAGAACCAAGTATTATACATAAAACTGGGCCTAATATTTCAAAAACTACTGTTGATGTTATTAGATTAGACGAATTTTGTGTTGAAAATAATATAAATAACGTGCACGTTTTATGGATGGATGTTCAAGGTAGTGAATTAAATATTTTTAAAGGTATGGGTGATATCTTAAATGATGTTAAGGTTATTTATGTTGAATGCTCTATGATACCTTATTATAAAGGTGCGTCGCATAAAAATGAAGTTATTGAATATTTAAACGAATATAATTTTGAGTTAGTTTCAGAAACGCATCATGATAGTTATGAAGGTGATTTTATGTTTTTAAAAAAGATATAATGTTTGTAATTCCGTGTAAATATAACCCTACTTTTCCTTTTATCATACAATTGATAAAAGATATTAGAAAATTTCACCCAGAAGAAAAAATTGTTGTTGTTGATAGTGACTCCGATGACAAGTCTTATTTTGAGATAATAAAAGAATATGATGTTATTGTTGAAGATGTTAAAAACAAAAATTGGATGGTTGGTGCTTATTGGCATGCCTTTAAAAAATTCCCAAAAGAAGATTTTTATTTTTTTATGCATGATTCTATGAGAGTAAAAGATAATTTAGATTATTTAAAAGAAAAAAAAATAACAATACTCATGCACTTCAATAGGAATGGTGGTAATTTTAACACATGGGGCAAAAGAATAAACAATGAGACAGAATATAACTATAAGTATGATGGTTTAGGTTGTTTTGGGCCAATATTTTTTTGTCAAAATGAAATCATGGAAAAAATGCTAAAAATGGGTGTTGACAAATTATTACCAAATAGTAAACAAGAAACTGGTTACTGCGAAGGTTGTTATGGGTTCTTTATAGAAGACCAAGGTTTTAACCTGATAGAATGTTCATTATTCGGAGATGTCTTTGAGGTACATAGCCCAAATGGTAAATCTGGATTACCGCCACATAAAACTGATTGGCAATATCCAGTTGAGAAATTTTACGCGTCTCACGTAGATAGTAATAGATTATAGATAATTTAAAATAATAAATAAAAAATGGATAATAGACCAAAAACAATTTTTTTAGATATTGATGGAACATTAATAGAACATTCTGAAAAAATAGTAGAACAATTTACTAAAACACCTAAACTATTAGACGGTACGCTAACAAAATTAGCTGAATGGGATAGAAAAGGTTATAACATTATTTTAACAACTGGAAGGCGTGAAGGTGTTAGAGACATAACAGTTAAACAATTAGCTGAATTAGGGATTTTTTATGACCAATTAATTATGGGCTTAGGTGGTGGTATAAGAGTTGTTATTAATGACAGAAAAAAAGATAAAGAACACGATACAGCGATAGCGATAAACCTTAAAAGAAATGAAGGTATAGGAACAATAAATGATTTATAATATGGAAAAAAAAATTACTAAAATAGATAAACCATGGGGTTGGGAAAAATGGATTGAAGTTAACGAAAATTATGTAGTTAAAGAGTTGTTTATGACTGCTGGTAATAGTTGTAGTTTGCAATATCATGAAAAAAAACATGAATCTTTTTATGTTTTAAAAGGACAAATTAAATTTGAAATAGGGCCAGACAAAGATAATTTAACCGAAATGACATTAAACGAAGGTGAATTTTACACAATTGAACCATTTGTTGTTCACAGAATGTCGGCAATAGTTGATAGTTTATACTTAGAAAGTTCTACTAATTTTTTAGATGACGTTATAAGATTAGAAGACAAATATGGGCGAGTATAAAGTTTTAATTACAACAAGCGGCGTTGGCTCAAGATTAGGAGATTTAACCAAATACACTAATAAATGTTTAGTTAGAATTGGTAAAAAACCAGCGATTTCTTATATTGTTGAGAAATATCCAAAAGATGTTGATATTGTAATAACAATAGGTTATTTTGGAAAACAAGTTAAAGATTTTTTAACTTTAGCTTATCCAGATAGAATTTTTACATTTATTGATGTTGATAAATTTGAAGGCAATGGCTCTAGTTTAGGTTATTCTATGTTACAAGCTAAAAACGAACTACAATGTCCTTTTATTTTTCACGCTGCCGATACTATAATAACTGAAGAAATAAAACCACCTACTGAAAACTGGTTAGCTTGCCAATATAAAGAAAACAATGCCCAATATAGAACAATTTCTTTCATACCAAATAGGATGATAAATGAAAAGGGTGATTTAGAATCTAAATTTGCATATATTGGTTTGGCTGGTATTAATGATTATGAAAAATTTTGGGATGCGTTAGAATACGAGTATGTAAATAATATCAATGATACAACAATAAGTGACTGCCATGCGATAAATAAAATGAATAGTAAATGGGATGTCATTGAATATAATAATTGGTTAGACATAGGTAATGTGTCTGAATTAAAACATGCAAGAGATGTAATTTATGATAAATTTGAATTATTAGATAAAGTGGATGAATCAATATTCTTATTTGATGAATTTGTTATTAAATTTTTCTATAACAAAACAATATGTTCAAATAGAGTTGAAAGATGTAAAGAACTATCTGGCCTAACACCAAAACTTATTGATTATACTGATAACTTTTATAAATATGAATATGCTGTTGGTGATTTATTAGCAACAGCTGTTGATGAAACAATTTTTGATTCTTTTTTAGAGTGGAGTAAAAATAATTTATGGGTTAAACATGGTAGTTCAGAAAATTTTAAATTAATTACTAAAAAGTTTTATTTTGATAAAACATATGAACGTTTGGAAAAATTATTTAATGATAACAAAATAAGTGATGAAACAATCAACATAAACGGTATGACTGTACCTCCAGTTATGGATATGATAAAAGAAATAAATAAAAACTGGTTATGCTCAGACACTTATTATCAATTCCATGGTGATTATATTTTAGATAATATAATATATAAAGACAAAAATGATTTTGTTTTGTTAGACTGGAGACAAGATTTTGGTGGTGACTTAAGAAATGGTGATATATATTATGATTTAGCTAAATTAAACCACAATTTATTATTTAACCACAACATAGTACACCAAGGTTTATTCTCAGTAAATAAATCAAAAAATGGTGTTAAATGTGATATTTTAAGAAGTGATATATTAACTAATTGTAGGGAAAAATTACATAAATGGATTTTTGATAATGGTTTTGATTTGAGAAAGGTTCAAACACTAACATGTATTATATGGTTAAACATGGCACCATTACATGATTATAAAATGGGTGAGTTTTTATATTATTTTGGCCGCCTTAATCTTTACAAAAACTTTTATATGTAATATATTTATCCTATGAAAGCAAAATTATTTATAGGACCAATGAGTAAAAATATTGTAGATGCGATTATAGAATACTCAAACAATAAAAACACACAATTAGGTATAATACCATCTAGAAGGCAAATAGAAATAGATGGTGGTTATGTTAATAATTGGACTACTAAAGATTTCTGCAATTACATCAAAAAAAAATCAGAAAATGTTTTATTAGTAAGAGACCATGCTGGTCCATCACAAGGGTATAGTGAAGATGACGGTATTGAATCATTTAAAGAAGATTGTAAGTTTTTTGACGTAGTACATGTAGATGTTTGGAAAAAAAATAAAACTTATGAAGATGGGTTAAAAGCCACAATTGATATGATAACAATTGGCTACAATGAAAACCCGAATTTATCTTATGAAATAGGCACTGAAGAAGCTATTCGTCCATTCACACCAGATGAATTGGATAATTTAATCACTGATTTAAAATCTAAACTACCAAAAGAAATATATGATAAAGTAATGTACGTAGTTATACAATCTGGAACTGCGTTAAAAGGTAATAAAAACATAGGTAAATATGATAATAGTAGATTAATCAAAATGTTAGACGTAGTTAAAAAACATGGGTTAATTTCAAAAGAACATAATGGTGATTATATTGACGATTATATATTAAAAGATAAATTTACTTCTGGTTTAAATTCTATTAATGTTGCACCAGAATTTGGTCAATTAGAAACTAAAATTATTTTAGACGAAATTAAAAATAATCAAGAATTGATAGATAAATTTTATCAAATATGTTATGATTCTAAAAGATGGGTAAAATGGGTTTCCTCAGATTTTATTCCTTCAGAAAACAAATTAGAATTAATTAATATTTGTGGTCATTATGTTTTTTCAAATCCAGATTTCATAGAAATTAAAAAATCTATAAATTCAGATATAGATGTAAAAATTAAAAATAAAATAATAGAAAGAATTGATAGGTTTATTTCTAACATTGAAATCAATAAAACAGAAATTTTAAATTCATATTTTGAATTATTTTCAAACAAAAATATTGAAAAATTATCAAAAATTTTTGATGAAAATATAAAATTAGTTGATTGGGAAATATCGGCAGATGGTAAAGAAGCTGTAATTAAAGCTAATCAAAACATTTTCAATAATGTTGATACTATTAAAGTTAACGTTATTAATATTTTTGAAAAAGAAAATGAATTTTCTTGTCAATTAATTATAACAATAAACGAAACAGAAAAAATAGATGTTGTTGATATAATTAAATTTAAAAATAATAAAATAATTTCCATTAAAGCATATAAAGGATGAAACCTAAAACATCGTTTATAATTTTTGCGCATTCAACAGCTCAAACTATTGAAGACATTGATGATATGATATCTAACATATCTTATTTTCACGATAATTGCGATTTTATGGTTAACCATCCTACATTAAACCACTCTAAAATTAAAATGAGACATATGCCAGGTCAATTAAATCATTCTAATTTTATTTTTGGTGCGTTAGTTGATTTAATTAGAAATATTAGTCATGAAGAAATCGATTCTTTTGACCATTTTTGTTTAGTGTCTGCCAATCAATATTTTATTAACAATATTAATTTTAAAAAAGGTGTTAATTATGCACAATTTTTAAATACTGAAGATTGGGTTTCGACATATAATGGAAAAGATTCAGACAAAACAATAGTTGGGTTTCCTTTACAACAACCATATGGTCGTTGGGACGCTAAAGATTTATATTTAGAATACAACATAAAATTACCAATGAGTGCTAATTGGGAATGTATGACTGTAACAAAAGAAGTTATGCTATTGGCTAAACAACATTTGGATAAATGTTTAGAATATTACCCAAATGATGATATGATGAATATTTTTTTACCTTATATGATTTTATTAAGTAAACAGCCATGGGAATTCCCTCCTTATTTTGGGACTTACGACCCATCAAATAAACCTAATTATAATTGGGTAATAACAATAAATCAAATTGTTGAAAAACACAATCAAGGTTATTTTTCTGTTAAAAGAGTTAATTACCATAAAGATTGTGAATTAAAACAATTCATTAGAGAAAATTATATGAAATGAAAACAATTACAATAAATTATTTATCACATAACAGATTAGACTATTCAAATTTAACATTTTATTTTTTATCTAAAATAAAACCAGAAAATAAAATTAAAGTAAACTTTAACATTTTAGCGACACATGAAAATGATTGGGAAAATAAATGTAAAACATTAGGTATTGATTATACAATACGTGTTATAAACACATACCATAATTATTTGGATAAAATTAGAATAGCGATTTCAAGCAGTACCGAGTACTCAGTTAAATTAGATGAAGATTGTTTTATTAATAACCACGTTTGGGATTTTTTAATTGAAAATGTTGATGTATTACAAAAAAATGATGTGCTTACATTATCACCAGTAATGTCAAATAATATACCATCATGTGATTATTTTATTGAAGATTTTATAAATGATGAGTTAGTTAAAAATAAAGTATATAATCATTTTTTAAATAGACAAATGCCAAATGGTTTATGGGGTGTTGATTACACACCGTTAAATAAATTTACAATTAATTCAACAAAATGGGATGCTATTAAATTTTATGAAGGGTTAAATTGTTTAAATACAAATACAAAAGGAATACACCCACTTAGGATTTCATATGAAGCTCAGATGGAAATTAATAATTATATTTTAAAAAATATTGATAAATTTATTTCTCACAATAAATTTGAACTGTTTGAAATAAATTCACCGTATTTTACCAACAGTTTATTTTTTATTAAAACGTCTGAGTGGATTAATGTTTTATCACAACCAACCGTAGATGTATACGATGAAATAGCTCTAAATAAATATAAAAGGGATAACAATAAAAAATTTTTATTTGTTAAAAACGGTTTTGGTATTCACCCTATGTTTAATACTGTTTATGCTAATCAAAATCAATGGGGTATTGGTGGTGAAAATGGTGAACAAGATGAATTTCAATTTTATAACAATTTAAGTAGTGATATATTAAAATATGATACATTGTATAGGTGATAGCCACTCAGCTGTTTTTAGCGGCAAAGAAGAAATGCAACCAATTTGGCCCCAAAGGTCTGACGATAAAACACCATTTTTTAAAAGCTATAGAATTGGCCCAGCAACCGCTTATCAATTAGAAAATAAAAAATATATTATTGATGAAATAATAAATTTTAATGTTGATGTTTTAAATGATTTAGTTTTATTTTGTTTTGGTGAAGTAGATATTAGAGCCCATTTGATTAAACAAATGGAAGTTCAAAATAGACCAAAAGAGGAAATAGTTAAAGAATGTGTTGATAGATATTTTTCCGTATTATTAGAATATAAAAACAAAGGTGTAAATGTAATTGCGTGGGGACCAATAGCTTCATGGCATGAATCTAAAAAATATACTGGTGGACCATCATTTGGTACCTGTCTAGAAAGAAATTTAGTAACTGAAGAATTTAATCGTTATTTAGAAGAATTATGTAATAAAAACGATATACATTTTGTTACAATTTTTTATAAAATGATAGACGAAAATAAATTAACAAAGCCAGAATATTTAGATAACTGGGAAGGTTCACATATGCACCTAAGCCAAACATCAATGCCACTTATCATAGAATCTTTTTCAGATAAAAATTTAATATGATATTAATAGCACATAGAGGAAATATAAATGGTCGATTTGAATCTTATGAAAATGAGCCAATGTATATTGATTTAGCAATATCTAAAGGATATGATGTTGAAATAGATGTTTGGTACAAAGATGGTTTATTATTTTTAGGTCATGACGAACCACAATACGGTGTTGATTTTAAATGGTTTGTTGATAGAATAAACAAACTTTGGGTTCACTGTAAAAATATTGAAGCTGTTAATTATTTTCAAACATGTGATTATAAATTTAATTATTTTTGGCATGAAAATGATACAATAACGTTAACTAGTTTAAATAATATCTGGGCTTTTCCAGGTAAACAACCAATACAAAAATCAATAGCTGTTATGCCAGAAATATTTAATGATGATTTATCATTAGCTATAGGTATTTGCAGTGACTTTATAGAAAAATACAAATAATCTTCACTTTATATTATAAATAATATATCTTTAATTAAAAACATGACAAAAAAAGCATTAATCATTGGGGCAAATGGGCAAGACGCTTCTTACTTATGTGAACTGCTAATCGAAAAAAATTATGAAGTTCATGGAACAATAAGAAGGAATTCAGTTCCTGAGTCACAAACATCAAGAATTGAACACTTGCGTTCAAAAAATTTAATCACATTACATTATATGGATTTAACTGACCCTATTAGTGTGGAATCAGTTATTAATGAAATAAAACCAGATGAAATATATCATCTAGCGGCTCAAAGTCATGTCCAAATAAGTTTTGATTTACCAAAATATACGCTTGATGTTAATGCTGGTGGTACTTTAGCTATATTAGAAGGTGTTAGAAAATTTTCACCCAAATCTAAAGTTTATCATGCTGCAACATCAGAAATGTTTGGTAATTCATTTGATGATGATATGCACCAAAGAGAAACAACACCATTAAAACCAGTAAGCCCATATGGTTGTAGCAAACTTTATGCGCATAGTCTTTGCAGTAACTATAGAAACGCATATGACATGTTCATTTGTTCTGGTATTTTATTTAATCATGAAAGCCCAAGAAGGGGTATTAATTTTGTTACAAATAAAGTTGTTTTAGAAGCGGTTAAAATAAAATTAGGTTTATCCAATGAATTAACCCTAGGTAACTTAAGTGCTTTTAGAGATTGGGGTCACGCTAAAGATTATGTAAAAGGAATGTGGCTTATGTTACAACAAGAAACTCCAGATGATTATGTTTTAGCGACTGGTATTTCTAAAAGTGTTTCTGAATTAGTAAATTATGTATTTAATAAGTTAGAATTAGACCCTAATAATTATGTTAAAACGGATGGCAAATTTGAAAGACCTGAAGAATTACATTATTTAAAAGGTGATTCATCGAAAGCTAGAAAAATATTAGGGTGGTCCCCAGAATATACATTTGAAACCATGATTGATGAAATGATTAATTATTGGTTAAATAATTTAATGCGTGAAAATAAAATATTAGAAAATGAAAAATTGGTTTAAAAAACAAATAACAAATTTAATGTTGTCAATTGGTAATGTTGAAAAAAATGCATTATCACAATCTGATAATACGTTAGATGTCGAAGTTGGTCAACACCAAAGACACACACAAGGACAGTTAGCTGATTCATTAGTACATGGTGAAGTAACTGAAGAAGTTTTAAATTTAAAATGGAGAACATATAAAATCTTACAACAGACACAAAAAGTTACTGCAACAGTAGTTGGTTATGATAATGATGGTTACCCAATAGTTAGTTCTAGAAAAAGAAACTTAAAAACTGCGCTTAAAAAAGTTAAAACAGATGAACATGATGAATACCCACTAGAAATGGTTATTATAAATGATGAGATATCTTTAAGTGCAAATGAAGCTATAGATAATGATTATCTAAATATATTAGACGAAACTATTGAAAATTATGATGATAAAGGTAATTTAACTAGTGTAAGTATTGCTGAAATTTCTGGTGATGAGTTCTTAGCTTCAAACAAAACTGAAAGGCCTATAAAAATTTTAAGAGATGCACCACCAAAATTTTATATTGAAAATTTTGCTAAAAAAATGAATGTTAAAAAAATAACTAAAAAGAAAAAGTTATTAGAGTTTTATTTTAGCAAATATCATAATGATAATAAAAACAGTAAATTATTCATTAACCATTTAAGTAAGATACTTGAAGAAAATAAACCAACAACCATTTTTGATATGAATGGTATTGAATTTGTCACATATAAATGTATCGGTATTGAAGACTTTTTAGAATTCAATTATGAAAACATAGTATTTGACAAGATTATAGAATTTAATGGTAATTATGTCGTTAAATTTTTTGCTGATGTTAAACTGAACGGTAAGAACATTTTAGAAAAACATAAAATGGAAGAACTAGATAAAAAGTACGAACAAAAAGCTAAAAAATAAATTTTGCCTAAAGACAAAATATTTATTAATAAAAAAGATTTATGCCAAGAAAAGCTCAAGTAACCAAAACAGCCACAACAAAAACAAATAAAGCAAGTAAAGAAGATAAAACAGATATGATATCGCAAAGAGCCAACACAAGACTGCTAAATGAAATAAAAATTGAAGTCAAACACAAAAACGAAACCCAAAAAAAATTAACGCAATCGATTAAAAACAATGATGTCACAGTTTGTACTGGCCCAGCTGGTACTGGTAAAACATATTTGTCTTGTCTGCAAGCAATAAGTGAACTTAAAAACAACGAACTAATCAAAAAAATTGTTTTGGTTAAATCAGTTACAACATTGAAGACTGAAGAAATTGGGTTTTTGAAAGGTACCATGGAAGAAAAAATGGAGCCTTTTATGTATTCATTTACTGGTAACTTTAAAAAAATAGTTGGTGATTATTTGTTTGATAGATTAAAACAAGAAAACCTTATCGAAATACAACCGATAGCTTACCTTAGAGGTGTTAATATTGATAACTCAATCATAATCATCGATGAGGTTCAAAATATCTCAATAGATAACATAAGAACGATTCTCACAAGATTAGGTGAAAACAGTAAAATGGTTTTCTTAGGTGATATTAAACAAATAGATTCAAAAAATAAAAGCGATAGCGCATTGGCTTTTTTATTGACACACTTCAAAGATATTGAACATATTGGTTTGGTAGAGTTTCATAAAGAAGATATTATTAGACATCCACTGATTAAAGTTATTGAAGATGTATTTGATAGAGTCAATGAAGCTAATAAGGTTAAAGAACATAATACACCAAAGCAAATACATAAAAAAAGAAAATTAACTATTAAACAAAGGTTTTTTAAGTTTTTGAAAAATTTTTAATTTTTTTACTTTACTTATGACAATACAAGCATTAAGTTTGTGTTATGAAGATAAGTATTAGTATTAACGAAGTATTACGCGATTTCCTAACACAATTAGCTTATACTTATGATAAGTATATCAATGAAATCGATATTAAAACAGATGAAATCACAAATTTTAATTTAATCGAACATTTTAAGTTTGATGATATTAATAAATTTAATTCATTTGTTTACCTAGAAGCACCTCTGGAAATTTTTGGCCATGCGGACCAATTACATGAAAATTTAATGAACCATTTCAATACATTTCTTTCCGATATTAAAGATGAAGAAGAACACGTTATTGAATTGGTTAGTAAAGAAGTAGATAAAAGCATCCCATCAACATTTTTCTTTTTATCAAAAACTGGTTGTAAAATAGACAAAATTAGATTTGTCATGACCAGTGAAGAAGAATGGGGAGATTCAGATGTTTTAATCACAGCAAACCCAATTGCGTTAGAGAATAAACCACACGGTAAAATAAGTGTTAAAGTTAAAGCACCATATAATAAAAATGCTAGTGCTGACTTTGAAATTGATTCTATCCTAGATTTCATAAATAATGATAAATTAAGAGATAAAATTTTAAACACAATTATAACAACATACGAAGAAATTTAATTATGATAGACTTTGGAGGTACTTACTACATTATAGATATTGAAGCATTAAGCGAAGCGATAATGATTTCAAAAGATTATGATGAGAAAAACGTAGAAACAGCAAAAAAAACAATTTTGGATGAAAATAACAATGTTGTAAGCACAGAAATTGTTGAAACATTTAGTGATAGAGATTACACGATTGATAGCACAAAATATGAAACTATTAGAACCATGCTAGATATTGTCTTAGCTGACATGGAAGATGTTAGTGATGATAGTTTAGGGGCTAATAGAGCTCTTGAGAAAGCTTCATTGGCGTATAAGATAGCTTTTAACACATTATACAATTATGGTGTTTTAAAAGAAGTGGAATAATTATAAATTTAATAACAATTAAAAAAAATGAGTGAACAAACAAAACAAATCGAAAGTCAAATCGAACAAGTAACAAATGCGATTAATAATTTGGAAAGTAAAAACTTTTCTATTTATTTTTTCACTTTGGATACTAAAGGGAACCCAACAGCTGGGGTTGCAAACATTTATGAACATGTTAAAGTTTTAAACCAACTTGGTTATAAAGCATGTATTTTACATGAGAAAAATGATTATAAACTTAAAGGGAATGCTGAAGGGCAAGGTATTAGTGAATGGCTAGGTGAAGAATATGCTGCATTGCCACACGTTTCAATTGAATCACAACAATTAAATATTGGACCTTCTGATTTTATCATTATCCCAGAAATTTTTTCTAGTATAATGGACCAAATTAAAGGTTTCCCATGTAAAAAAATTGTGATATCACAATGTTATGATTATTTATTAGATTTATTACCAATTGGTAAAAAATGGAACCTTGATTATGGGTTTAATGATGTCATTACTACAAGTAATAGACAAGCTGAATATTTGAAAACATTATTCCCGTCAATTAACACACATATTATCCCAGTGTCTATTCCAGAATATTTTAAACCTAATGAAAAACCTAAAATGCCTATTGTTTCTATTGTGACTAGAACACCTGGAGATGCGGCTAAGATTGCTAAATCATTCTATCTACAATATCCTCTTTATAAATGGATAACATTTAAAGAACTTAGAGGTATCCCTAGAAAAAAATTCGCTGAAGATTTATCAAACTCTTGTTTAGCTGTTTGGTTAGATGATACAGCTGGTTTTGGTACTTTCCCATTGGAAGCTATGGAGTGTAACACACCTGTAATTGGTAAAATACCTAATTTAATCCCAGAATGGCTTGAAGGTAAAGATAGTGATGGAAATTCAATCATTAAAAACAATGGTGTTTGGACTAACACAACTATTAACATACCAGAACTTATTGCTACGTATTTGAAAATTTGGTTGGAAGATTCAGTCCCTTCAGATTTATATGAAGGTATGAATGACACTAAAGGTCGATATACTAGTGAAAAACAAGTGGAATCAATTAAAACAGTTTTTGATTCTTTAACTGAAAATAGAGTTAATGAATTTAAAATAACTAAAGAAAGTTTAGAAACCTCTTATAGCGAATTAACTAACATACATCAAAAAAATTAATATGAAAAAAGAAACAACAGATATCAGCGTAATTTTACCAGTACACGAATTAAATGACGGCACAAAAACTATGTTTACAAATGCTGTTCAAAGCGTCTTAACACAACAAGTATTACCAGATGAATTAATTATTGTTGTACCTAAGGGTAGCGAAGCTAGTGAATATGTTAAATCATTAACATTTGAAAAAACAGACATGAAAATAACCATTGCTGAAAATGATGGTCAAACAGATTTTTGTTCACAAATGAATTTTGGTGTTGAAAATTGTAAAACAGAATGGTTTAGTATTTTAGAATATGATGATGAATATGCTAACATTTGGTTTAAAAATGTTGTAGAATATAAAAAAGCGCATCAAAATGTCGATATATTTATGCCAATCATTGTAGATGTTAGTGCAGAAGGTTTGTTTGTTGGTTTAACAAATGAAGCTGTTTGGGCTAATAGTTTTTCTGATGAATTAGGTATTTTGGATAACAACGCTCTATTAGCATATCAAAACTTTAACATTGATGGTATCGTAATGAAAAAATCAATGTATGAAGAATTTGGTGGTTTTAAACCTAGCATTAAATTAACATTCATTTATGAATTCTTATTGAGAATGACATTCAAAGATGCTAGAGTTATGACAATCCCAAGATTTGGTTACAAACACGTTAATCAACGACCAGATTCATTGTTTGCAAAATACAAAGAAACATTGGACCCAGTTGAAGCTAAATGGTGGTTATCAACAGCAAAAAAAGAATACTATTTTCCTAAAGATAGAAATATAACGTATGAAGCACAAGTTTAATAAATGGCTAACAAAAGAGGGCGAAAACGAAAAAATGATATGTATTTCGGTCCCGATGAAGAAGAAGCTGCAATTAAATTTTTAGAATCTACTGACCAGAATGAAAGGAATTCAATTTTTAATGAATGGTTAAACGCACCACTCAATAAAATGATTGAGTCAATAATTAGAAAGTATAAATTATATAGAAAAGGTGTCACTTTTGAAGAACTTCACAGTGACACTGTTTCTTTTCTAATGACAAAAGTCCACAAATTTGAATCAGGTAGAGGTAAAAAAGCTTATTCTTATTTTGGGACTATAAGTAAAAACTATATCTTAGGTTTGTTAATTAAAGACGAAAAGTATTTAAAACAAACTTCATCATATGAAGATATCTCATCTAATTTAGAAGAAAGAGAAGATTTAACTTATGTTATCGATAGTGATAATATTGTCATGGATGAATTTATTAGAAAACTTTGTGATGGTATTAAAAATGAATTGGATGATGAGCATTTACCAATCAAGAAAAGAATGAACGAAAATGAGAAAAAAGTTGGTTATGCTTTAATAGATATCTTAGATAATTGGGAGACATCATTCCAAGCAATGGATGGTGGTTCAAAATATAATAAAAACTCTGTTTTAGAAACAATGAGGAACTATACAAATTTATCAACTAAAGATATTAGAATAGCAATGAAGAAATTTAAAGACCTTTATGAAGTATTAAAATATCATGGTTTATAAAATACTAGTGAAAATTTATGTATTTCTAAATATTTATAGTAAAAATACTAATCATGCCTAGGAAAAGAAAACAAGACGTAAGGGTAAATAATACCGATTCGTTAGAAGGATTAATGCAAGAAACATATAATGACGCTTGCTTACAAATTAACGATGCTCAAAAAACAATTAATGAGCTATCTAGTAGTGCAGTACCTGAAGATGTTGACGATTTAACTAAAATCGCTAAAGAAAAAGGTAACTTATTAAAAGTTAAAGACTCTGCTATTAAAATAAAACTTGAAATAGCTAAATTACAAAGCGATATCATAAAGAATAGTGGAGACGCAGAAGCTGCGTTAGTACAAAGAAGTAATGGTAAAGCATCACTTGATGATTTTAAATCTGTTAGAGAAATGATTAAAAACGGTGTTAATTTTCAAAGTGGTGAAGAAACAGAAAATGAATAATGGGTATTGTAGACAAAAAAAGAAAAATATTTGGTAACATAGCTGCTGCCAGAACTTTAACTGAAAATATGCCTAAGTTAAAGTTAAACTACTCATTCCCGTCAATTAACAATAAAAAACAAACCATAACTTTTTTAACGGATTTGATTAAAAGTTTAATTGGGTTTTCAGCTTTAATTAAAAGCGTAGTTGATTTTCTAACAAATTCACTAGATAAGATTGAAACTGAAATTAAAACAACTCTTAAATTTGAAATAAAAAGTATTGTTAGTTGTGGTGTTGACCCTAGTATACCAGCTTTTTTAAAATCAACTGGTAGTGGGGTTATAATTGAAGTCAAAAAAATAGACTTTTTTGATATATTCAAAGAAGACCCAACTTCAATTGGCGGTAAATTATTATACAATGATGTTACATCACCATTGTCAAATTCAAGTGATTTTAATACTTTTTTATACAACGCAATACAAAACCCAGGAATCCCACAAACATGGAAAGGTATATTAACAATAACTTTTAATGATATTTTAGCTGGTCAACCAAATAATACTTTTACTATAAAAGCAACAGCAGCTTATAATAACAAAAAATTGACAGATTTAAATAATGATTTTATAGATACTCTAGCATTATTCAAATTCCCAAGTGTAGCATCACCAACAACACCAACTTTAAATCCAAATGTAGTTATAAACAAAATAATTGATATAATATATGGTACTGTATCATCTTATTTAAATAAAACTTTAAAACAATTAGAAAGGGAAGATAAAGTTAATAAAATTGTTGAAAAAATAATAAATGCTGATAATGGTGATGATTTATGTGATTCATATTTTACATTTGACAATAATGAAATTGCTGAAATTGAAAGAAATGCTGAGGATAGACAAAAAGGTATAAAAAGATTAAACACTGAAGAAGAAATTAACACTAGCATACAACAATCAACATTAGTAAATTTAAATAATAACATTGATACAGCATCAACAACACAACAGAAAAAAGATGTATTATATGACGGTTTAAACTCAATGGCTGATGAAAACACAGTCAACTTAACAAACCCTGTAGATAAAGTAACGGTTAAATTAGATTTTATTCAAAATATAATAGACGCATTAACAAAATCTATCGTTAATGTTGTCTTATCACCAAAAGTTATTATGTTGTATTTAATAAATTATAAAATAGTTTATGGACCAGCAGCAACATATGATGACCCATCTGATTTTATAAAACAAAATAAAAACTTGATTAAAAAAATTGTAAAGAAAATAACGGGTGAAATAACAAAAGTTTTAATACAAATAGCCTTAATTGAAATATCAAAGTTAGTTGCAAAACAACAAGAAAAGAAACAAATTGAAAAAAATAAAAATAAAATAGCTCAAATATTAAGTTTATTAGGGACATCACAAGAAGCTATAAGAGTAATTAAAGGTTTAACAAAATGAGTTCATGTGAAAGACAAGATGCATTAGATGGTTCAAGTATTGACCCAAAAAACCCATCAAATGGGTTTGATATATCAACCATTAGTGGTGTTTTAAATTTAATTTTAACCGCATTTTCTGTACCAGATGTGCCGTTAACTCCTTTACCACCACCATTAATCATGACTGGTGCTAAATTAAGGCCAGGCCTATCAGCACAATCAATAGCGGCCAGAATAATATCTAGACAATCAGAATCTGGAAGACAAGTTGGTGATGTTTTTGCTGATGGTCCAAATACTGAAGAAACTATGGAAGTGATTAGAATAGAAGAAATAATAAATGCTATACAAACAGAAGCCAAAGTAGAAATTGTTGTTCCACCAGGAGTAGCAATAAGAACCGTTGGTATTGGTAATTTAGGTATACCAGTTATATCAGAAGGTGCTACAACTGGTATGGGGATAGCTGATGGTGTAGTAAGATAAAAATTTTTATATGTTAGAAGAATTAGAACAAAAATCAAACAATGAGATTTTATTTGACATCAAACAAATGGAAGCGGACTATGAATCAATTAAGATAAGAATGCTAAAATTGTATGATGAGATGGAACAAATTGAAAAGAGATTTTCAATCGCTAATAATATATTGGTTAAAAGGTTAAAAGGGGAATAATATGTACGAAAACGTTAGAAGACTAGATTCAGCCTATGATAATACACCAATAACTTTTGTTAATTACGGAACCGTTGTATCAATAAATGATGAAAAGGGTTTAGGTAGAATTAAAGTTAGAATTAAGGGTACACAAACAATAGGTGGTGACGATGGAAAATCTGATTCTGATTTGCCATGGTCTTACCCATTGTTACCAAAACATTTATCTGTTGTACCAAAAATTGGTGAAAATGTTTTTGTTTTTGTTTTTGAAAAAGCTAAACAACATGTCGATAGGTTATATATAGGCCCAATAATCTCCCAAGAAACAAAATTAGAATTTGATAATGGTCCAAGCTCTGCTATGGCACCATTTACTTTTGGACCACAAGAACCGTCAGTAAACCCAGAACGTATTAGTGATGTATTAGGTGTTTTCCCGAAAAAAGACGAGGTATCAATACAAGGTAGATATAATACAGATATCACACAAAAAAACAATGAAATAGTTTTAAGGGCTGGTAAATTTGTTACAGTAAATAAATCACCTAACAATCCATTTGGTATATCATTTAACACTAAAACACAAGCATATTTACAATTAAAAAATGGTGTTGATATTAATAACGAAAAAGGAAGTGTTGCAAACATTGTTGCAAACAAAATTAATTTATTGACATATAAAGACGGCTCACCAATATTCAACCTTGCAGATAAAGATGATTTAATAACTAGTAGTGAATTAAATAAAATATTAACAGAAGCACACCCTATACCTTTTGGTGATGTTTTAATAGAATATTTAATACTATTAAAACAAGCTTTATTTTCTCACGTTCACAATGGTAATGGAAATCCAGCAACAGATTTAACTGCATCTGGAAACCAACAATCATTAACTATATTCAAAAATAAAGCTGAAGATTTAGAAAAAGCCATGTTATCTAAAAACATTAAAATTAATTGATATTTTTAGATATTTATTAATAAAAATATCATGGTAATTAGAACGTATTTTAATAAAAATAACACTATTGTTAGTAACTCACCAGTTAATACAGGTTTAAACCCTGTAACTGAATTATTTTATGGTGGTAATGTAGGACAAGAAAAGTATAGTAGATTCTTATTTCATTTTGATGAAACTAGATTAAAAGAACTATACACTGGGGGAACATTTACAGACTTAACAAAACTTACGCATACACTTAGAATAACCAATACTGGCTCATTTGATAAAGATTTGTTAAACACATCCTTTGGCACCAAAGATAGAGCAACATCATTCGATTTAATAGCTTTCAAAATATCACAAAATTGGGATAATGGTGTTGGATATGATTACGAGATTCCAATCCTAGCTTATGGAGAAGCAGCGTTTTCAAATGGACCATCAAACTGGGCTAACCCTAGAACTGGTGACTTTTGGAGTGGTGGTACTGGTGTTTATTCTGGTTCACCTAGTGGTATAACAGTCACAACACAACATTTTGATAAAGGTAATGAAAATATTGAAATGGATATTACCGATTATGTAAATGGTTTATTAACTGGTGACACAAATTATGGTTTAGGTATCGCCTATGCTAGAGCTTTTGAACAATTAAGCACATCATTTATTAAATATGTTGGATTTTTTACCAACAATACACAAACATTCTACGAACCATATGTAGAAACAATCTATTCTAACCACATTAGAGACGATAGGAACAACTTTTACCTAGATAAACCTAACAAACTATATCTTTATGTAAATCTTGCGGGAAATCCAACGAATTTAGACCAAAACCCTATTGTGAACATTTATAAAAGTGATGGTAGTTTATTATCAGCATACACTATGAATGATGTAACACACGTTACAAAAGGTGTGTACTCAATAGACATCATGGTTTCTAGTTCTGATGGGTCTAAAAATGAAATGTTTAGTGATGTTTGGGACGATATTATAATTAATGGTGTTACTAGACCTGAAATCCCATTAGATTTTGTATTAAAAGATTCTATGGAGTATTATAATATTGGTACTAGTGATTCATTACCTAAAAAAGTTGGTGTTAGTATTGGTGGTTTACAAAATAGAGAAAAAATTAAAAGAGGTGATATTAAAAAAGTAATTGTATCTGCCAGAATACCTTATACTGTTGAACAAACACAAAACATAAGTGATTTACAATATAGAATTTATGTAAATGAAGGTACTGCTGAGTTAACAGTTATTGATTTTCAACCAGTTGAAATGGCGAATAATAATTATTATTTCCTATTAGATACAGCTAGTTTAATACCAAACATTTATTATCTTGATATATTGGCAACTTCAAATCTTGAAACAACAACATTAAAAAATGTTGTTTCTTTTGAAATAGTAAATCAAGTTGAATTACGTAAAGGGCAATAATATGAAAAGTTTTATAAAACAAAAATTAAGAGAACAAATAATTGATGGTCAAGAAATGAATGAAGCTACACAAACTATTTGTAATAAAATGACCATTAATACTTATGAAGAAGCTATGCATTATGTTGAAGAATCGTTGAAAGATGCAACACCTGAAAAAAGAAGAACAATAATGCAAAAAATACATGCACCATTATTTAATTTAAAACAAGAACAAAAAAAGATTCGAGATGAAGTAAGATATTATCATATGTCTGGTGATTCATTACCAGATGAAGCTGATACATATTGGCATCAAATACAATCAACAATTTGTGAACAAGGTTCAGATTTTGAATAAAAACTTTACAAAAAATATTTTTTGTTTATATTTATAAGTATACGTTGACTACGTATTGGTTTCGAGTCATTATATGGCTTTAGAGTTATCTAGGTAACAAAGAAATTGGTACATTAATAACAATTATTAAAAAGTTAAAATTATGAAACAAAAAATCTATGGGTTGGAATCAACCCCTACAGCTAACATTGCTGTAAACAAATCTAGAGTTAAACTCTACAACAAAAATGGCGAATCGCCAACTTGCTATTTACAAGACGGACAAGAATTTCAAATTGAAATCTTTAATCCAACAACAGAGCCTGTATTAGCAAAAATAACACTCAATAACAAATTAATTTCTCAAGGTGGTTTGGTTTTAAATCCTGGCCAAAGAGTTTTCTTGGACCGTTATTTAGATGTTGCAAAAAAATTCAAATTTGAAACTTATGAAGTATCAAATACAAATGAAGTAAAAAAAGCGATAAAAAATAATGGTAATGTTAAAATAGAATTCTTTAAAGAGAATATTATTTTGAATATGGGTAATTGGGCTGGTTCTACAACATATAATCGCCCATATTTTAATAACCCAAGTTGGTCTATTAAGGGTACTTCTGGTGCTTATAATGCTAATTTAACAACAACATGCACATATTACAATAACAATGTATCATTAACATCAACAATTGGAAATACCAGTTTATCAATCCAATCAAATAAAATTGAAACTGGTAGAGTAGGAGAAGGGTCAGAATCAAATCAAAAATTTCAAGAAGTTAATAATTCTTTTAGTTTTTATGCTTTCCATACTGTAGAGTATAAACTTCTTCCGATATCACAAAAAATAAACACAGCTGATGATTTAAACGTAAAAGTTTATTGTACAAACTGTGGTACCAAATTAGGTAAAGGGCATAAATTTTGTTCTAGCTGCGGTACAAAAGCCTAAATAAAAATAATAGTTAACGTATAATTTAAACCGAAGATTTGCATTTTCGGTTTTTTTGTGTATATTTGTTAAAAAATATTATTATGTACGAAAAATTAATACAAGCGTTTCACGCAGACATCAGAAATTTAGCTAAACAATATCCTAATGATATGGATTTTGGTGGTAAAGTCAGAGAATATCTATTGGAAATAGATAATGCCGCAGTAAAATTATTAAAAGATATTGATGAAAATAAAAAAGATTAAACGTGGTTTTTATTAATTGCTATTCCATTGATTCATATTTTCGTCTTGTAACTTTTTAACTTCTTTATAGTAAAATTCGTCAATATCATACAAAACAAATTGTATTGGTTTAATTATTTCATTATATTGAACATCTTCAAATTTATTTAATATTTGTTTTAATTTATTATCATCTTTTAAATTAATTGCATCTGAAATCTCACGGTCATTTAAAACATAACTATAGTGATACATATCGTCATTATTTAGTATATAATTTGATACGTATTTTTTTATTTCATTTATTTTACTATCTAAATATTGCTTTATTTGAGGTAACTCAAATAAATTTTCATAGTAATTATCATAATCGTGACCACTAGTTTTAAATGTATCTAAATATTCAACATATGATTTATCAATCAGTTTAATTATGTCATTATTAAATTGTTTATTAAAATCTTGTTGAGATTTTTTACCCATATACATTAATTTTTGTAAAAAATCTTTAATACTAGTAGCACCCAAACTTTTATATCGTTTAATAAATTCATTCGTCAAATATCTAACAACTTCATTACTACTAGTTTTACTATTATGTAACTCACTACTTAATGATTGAGAAAAATCATCAACATACATACCATTATATGGTTTTAAATAATATTCTAATTTATCTTGGTATTCTTTAACGTTATTATATAGTTTATTTGAAAAATCAGTTCCTACATTAAATTCAGTTGTTAATTTTAAAATTATATCTTGCAATAATTTTTCGTTTTTATAAGATAATGAAGCCAATGTTTTGACTAAATCATTGTTAGATAACCTAGAATTATAGTCATCACTGTTATCAGATGATTTTATATTAGGGTTAATTGTTTTACTCTCATTACCACTAGCAAAATCTTTTTTATTATCAAAAAAGTTAAGTTTAACCCCTAATGATTTAGCTAAAGAAATTATTTTACCATCAATACCAGACTCATCAATAAAAATGTCTATAGAAATTATATAATTATTAATATTTGGGATGCTACTCTTATCACTCATTAGTCTATCTTCCATTTCATCCCCAATACCACCCATAAAATCTTTAGTTCTAGGGTATTGCCAATAATCAATAGGTTTAATTTTATATTTACTATTTAATTTGTTTCCATTAAATTTAATTCTTACTGAATTAGGGTTTGTAAATTTAGTACCGTAACCATGAGTTATACTTTTAGTTCTACTTAATGATAAAAAATAGAATTTATTACCAGACATTTTTTTCTCATTACTACTAGAAATTGTTGGAGTTAAAAACATTTCATTTTTTGATAAAATATTAGACAACCTATTAACACTTGTAAAATGGTAAACTATTGGTGAAGCGGCCTCATTAATCAACCATTCTCTTAATAACTTTTGTATAACTACTTTCATATCTATAAATATTTGCATAAAACAAAAAAGTCTAACCTTTCGATTAGACTTTTAAGTTTATATAAGATTATGATTATCTTAATTCGTTGATGTTAAATGTTGGAACACCATCTACACGGATTGCACCGTAGAAACGATTGTTAACCACTTTTTTAGCATAACGTGTCATGATACCTTTAACTGGAGCAAAGTTAAATGGATTGTACATTGTTGGAGTTAATTGTAACGGCACGTATGGTGCGTAAATATAACCTGTATCTAACAATGATTTACCTTTATGACCGATGATTACTGAGTAAGCTGGTGCATAAGGGTCACGGTACACTTGGTAACGTCCGCTTAATGAACCAATTCTCTCAATACCCATGTTGTATTGGTCTTGCTCTGGATTAGCATCAGATACGTGGAAGTATTCTAAATCATCAAAAATAGCTGAGATTTCAGAAGAAACCACGATAAAGTTAGCACCACCTCTCAATGTAGATTTGTGGATTTGTGCTGAAATTTGGTTCAACTTAGTGATAAGTGTTTGATTCCAGTCTTTTTGTGTATATGGGGTACTAGCAGTTTGAGCTTTTCTCCAACCATTGTAATCCCAACGCATTTGCCATGCAGCAGCTTTACGTAAGTCACGTAAAATCTCACGGTCAATCTCAGCAGCAACTTGCTCTGACAACATAGCTGTCAATTCAGCTTCAGCATCGATGTTGTGGAATGCACTAACATCTTGAGCCAATTCTGGTGACCAAGTAGCACGTAATTTTCTTTCTTCAACAGCTACAACAACTTCATCCAATCTGAAAGACACTTCAGCCAATTCAGTTTCGAATTCTAATGTTGCATATTCAGCCCATCCAAATACTAAGTTATTACCAGTCGTGATAGCTGTAACAGTTGTTGCAGAAGCACCTACATAACCATCGTAAGTTGATGTACCAGCGTTAGCCGTTCCTGTTGCAGTTGTACCAACTGGGTGAGAAAGGTCTAATTCAACATACATAACACCATTTGGTGTAGTCAATACTGGGTAACCACTAGCGTTATTATTTGTTGTTTGAACAATTGCTTTACCATATTGTTGTGTTACGATACGGAAAGGAACTTCTTGTCCAGCAGCAACGATAACGTTACCATCACGGTCATAAATGTTAGCCGCAGTAACACAATGTAATGAAGCCAAGAAAGATTCAGTATCCATGTTGTTTCCATCAGGACCTGTCAATACTTCACGACCAGCAGGTGAACCAGCACCACCAGTAAATCCACTCATAGCAAACATTGCATATCTAACAGTACCGTCAGCAGCTGTTGCCCATGTTGTAGGTGTTGTAACAGTTCCGTTACCTAAAGCAATTGCATTTGTGTTAAGAAGTGTATAAGTTCTAATAGTAAGAGTACCTTTTGAGTTATCAAACATACCATCGTTGTAGAAAATATCATACAAGTTTTTAGCCATCCATGGTGTAGTTACACATGTACCAGCAGCAGGCAATACACAAGAAGGGATTCCTTGGTTAGCCATACTAGTGTGTGCTGAATAAGCTGTACCATAAGTAGCATTAGTTGCACTAGTACCATCATAATCGTTACCAGTGTTACCAGCAGCATCTACACGAGATGAAGTCAATGGAACGAAGTAGAACAATTTACCAATTGGCATGTTCATAGCTTGTACCGATACGATATCGTTAGCTAATAATTTAGAGAAAACTCTACGTACAATCGGGAACACAACTGTTTCAAAAGAACCAGAAGATGTTGCGTTAGTAGCTTCAGTTAATAATGTAGACGCTTGGTTTTCAAATAACTGAGCGATGTTTTCTTTAACGTGTCCTTTAAGACCGTCTAGGAAGCCTAAGCTATCCCATTTTGATTGGGTTTCTTTACGGATTGCTTTCATGTGGTTTAATCCGATGTTCCCAACTTGTCCAGATGTTAATAAATGTGACATAATTGTTTGTTTTTTGTTTTTTTATTATTGTTATTAATCTCTATTTTCAACTCTACTAATTAAATCTTTAATTCTTTGAGTTGACGGGTCAACATAAGCTGTGCTTTCGTTTAATTGTTTTGACACGCTAGATGTTGATTCCTTAATTATTTTATTTCCTACTGACTCACTAATTGGTTTTCTTGTTTCCAATTCGTTAGCAATAGTTTTGTACAACTTTTTAGATTCTTTAAGAGTTGTTACCTCTTCATCAAATCTTTTAATTATATTTTGTTTTTCAGCTTTTGTGGTTGAATGTTCCATGAACAATTTAGTTACATAAGTAAGATTTGAATTAAATACTACTGTTTCAACTAATTTTGTTCTGAACTCTTTTAAAGCGCTTTTAAACTCATTATTCTCAGCTTTCAATTTAGTAGCTTCACTTAATAATGAATTATATTTTTTAGCAGCTTCGTTAACCATTGATTTAGCTTTCTCAACGATTGATTCATTTGTTCTTTTAGGGTTCTCAGGAGCACCTGTTGATTTAAAAGAAGGAACAGCACGATTACCACCCAAACGAGCAGCAGTTGTGTTTGCAATTCTTTCATCTACAGTATCAGTTTCTTCTTCCATTTCTTCAGAAATTTCAGATTCTTCTTCCATTTCTTCAGATTCTTCTTCTTCAGATTCTTCTTCCTCTTCTTCAGATTCTTCTTCATCATCAGATTCGTCATCTAATTCTATTTCGTAGTCAACATCATCACCTTCTTCATCTTCTTCTTCACCACCCATTGGCCCTAATTCATCTTCATCATCCTCGTCACCCATTGGTTCCAAATCTAATTCTTCTTCATCATCACCACCCATTGGTTCCAAATCTAATTCATCCTCATCACCATCAATTGGTTCTGAAGTTTGGTTAAGTTTAACTACATACTCTCCTGGCTCGCTAACATTCAAACGAATTTCATCGCCTACGATTTCGATTTCATCATCAC